CCGCGCCAGCGGAGACCGGGAATGTCCCCATCGTCAGGGATGCGTGGCAAATGTGACGAAAGTAACGGATATTATCTGAAAGGCTGCGTCCATTTGCTGTTAGCAACAACAAGGCATCATTTGGGTGCAGTCCTTTCTTTTCAAAGTCAGATACCATGAGCTGGCAGCTCTGGTTGCCAGCTCATTCATGTGATTTTGAAACCGACTTCAAAGAAAGGAGAACCCTTATGAGCCAGCTAACACAAACATCAACCGATGAATTGGTTGACATCCGTGAAGTCACGGTAGACAAAGACCTCCCCAAAGAGGAACGAATCGCGGCCTTTCTTCACCAGATCAAAAATCCCTATCGCTTTCGCTGCGGTGATTTTGTGGTAAACGCCGCATTTGCCAGCAACGGGGTCACATTGGAGGAATGCCTGCAAGGGATTTTAAGGTGATCGACATCCTCGCTCTTTTTCCAAAAGCGTGCTACGATGTGTATGGAAAAGGATGAAAACTGAAAACCTCGAAATCCACTCTTTTCTTGCGGGAGCTTCCAGGAGGAAAGGAGTGCTTTTTCATGCCAAAATATCAGGCAACAGCTTACATTCGTCTGTCTTACACCGATGATCGCTCCAGCGAGAGCGACAGCGTTACCAACCAGCGGAAGCTGATTGAGAACTTCATTGAACGAAACCCGGACATTCAAATCGTATCCGAAAAAATCGACGATGGTTACAGCGGTATCATTTTTGACCGTCCGGCGTTTAAGGAAATGATGCAGGACATCACCGATGGCAAGATCAACTGCGTCATTGTAAAGGACCTCTCCCGTCTGGGACGGGAGTACATCGAAACCGGACGCTATCTGCGCCGGGTGTTCCCCACTTATGGGGTTCGTTTTATTGCCATCACGGATAACATCGATACCGCCCATGAAGGCAGCGGTGACGATCTGACCGTATCCGTCAAGAACATTATGAACGAAGCCTACTGCCGGGACATTTCCATCAAGACCCGTACCTCTTTGGATATAAAGCGGCGGAACGGAGATTTTGTTGGAGCTTTCCCTGTTTACGGCTATATGAAATCCGAGGAAAACAAAAATCTGCTTGTACCTGACCCGTATGCTTCCCGCGTTGTCCGCGACATCTTCCGTATGCGTCTGGATGGGACAAGCGCCCTGCGGATCGCCACTACCTTAAATGAGATGGGCGTCCTGTCGCCACTGGCCTATAAGAAAAACAATGGTTTCCCTTATGCCAAACACGGCTATGCCGACAAAGAGGATTGCAAGTGGTCTGCTACAACGATTATTCGTATTTTGCAGGATGAAACCTACATTGGCACATTAGTACAGGGGAAGCAAGGCACCCCGCACTATAAAATCAAGCAGATGGAGCAGCGGCCATCCTCTGAATGGATTCGCGTTCCTGATGCCCATGAGCCGCTGATTGCCAAGCAGGATTTTGAACTGGTCCAGCGTATCCGCAGACTGGATACCCGGACTTCTCCCAAGCAGGATACAGTGTATCTGTTTTCCGGCGTCTTGATCTGCGGGTGCTGTGGGAGCCGCATGACGCGAAAAACAAACCGGGTCAAGGGCAAGGAATATCACTATTATTATTGCCCCACCGGGAAAAAGCATGGCTGCACCAACCCGGTAATGCTCAAGGAAAGCGATCTTGTAGAGTGCGTCAAGGACAGTCTGAAAGGCTACATCGACAATGTAAGCTGCCTGCAAGCCATCCTGGACGGCATCGACCAGAGCAGCATCAACCAAGCACTTGCCAATGAATACGCCTCCCACATCGCCGCCAATGAGCAGCAGGTGGAACAGGCGCTTGAATTTAAGACCCGACTGTATGAAAGCCTGATTACCGGCACCATCAGCAAAGAGGAATATACCGACTATAAGGCCAGATACACGAGGATTGCGGAAAACGCGAAAGAGAGTATTCGGGTCTTAAAGGAAAAGCTGGCTGATGTTCTGGAGAACCGGAGTGAACGGAACCGCTGGATTTCCCACTTCACACAGTTTTCTACGATGGAGACCCTGGACCGCAAAGCTGTGGTTCACATGATACAGAGTATCAAGGTGATTGGAAAAAAGGAATTGGAGATCACCTTTACATACCAGGACGAATACCAGAAAGCGATCCAGCTGATCCAGCTGGCAGAGCAAACAAGCCAAAGAAAGGTGGGATGATTTGTGGCAAGAAAAAGCAGAAAGGAAACTGTGGTGCTCCCTGCACCGGAGATAGATCCCTCTTGCCGCGCTGGAGTTTATGTGCGGCTTTCCGTTGAGGATAAGCATACCCACACCGTTTCTATCGAAACCCAGCAGCTGATTATCGCCCGGTATCTGGAGCAGAACCCGGAGATTATTGTGGTACAGACCTACATTGACAATGGCGCAACGGGTACGAACTTCCACCGCCCCGGCTTCCAGCAGATGCTCTCCGATATTGAAGCGGGTCTTATCAACTGCGTCATTGTAAAGGACCTCTCCCGCCTGGGGCGAAATGTCATAGACACAGGCTACTATATCGAGCGTTACTTTCCCATGCAGAAAGTCCGCTTTATTGCCGTAAATGACCGCTACGATTCTTCTTCCCCGGATAATGCCCACGATGGTATCATCATCCCGCTGCGGAACATGATTAACGAAGCCTATGCGATGGATATTGCCAGGAAAATCAAAGCCCAGCAGCGGCAGGCCATGAAAGACGGCAAGTATGTTGGTGGGCGCACACCCTATGGATATTTGAAAGCTCCAGATGATTGCCACCAGCTGATTGTTGATCCTGTGGCTGCCGAGGTAGTCAAAACCATGTTCCAATGGGCCGCCGAGGGCGCAGGATTAAACACCATAGCGGTACGATTGAACGAGGCCGGGTATCTCTCTCCCAGCCACTACAAGAGGACTTTGGGAGAGATCACCCATGAAAATCTGGTAGGCAATGGGCATTGGCAAACCCGCACCGTAGCCAAAATTCTTCGCGCAGAGGTTTATACCGGAGATCTGGTGCAAGGGGTATCTAAAATCATTGACCACAAGCAGGTCAGAGCCAGCGCCGATGAATGGACAACGGTACGCGGCACCCATGAAGCCATCATCAGCCGGGAGCTGTTTGCCGCTGTTCAGAAAGCGTTGGACCAGGCTGCACAGCAGGCAAAAGACAGGGAGATCCATTCCTGGTCCCCCAATCTTTTGAAAGGCAAAATCTTCTGCGCCCACTGCGGACGCAGCCTTCACCGACAGAAATGCGTCCGCAGAAAGTCACAGGAGGTATATGTCTACCACTGTATCAGCAACAACCGTATCAAAAAGGGCGTTTGTCCTGGTGCATTTATCTTTGAAAAAGAGCTGCTGAATACCTTGGCCGATATGATACAGGAACAGCTTGATACCACGCTGGGGCAATACTCTCTTGGTCTGGAAAACCTCTCCAAAGAAGCCGAGGAACAGAAAAACATACAGGCTAAAATCGCCAGCCGGAAACAGGAAATCCAGCAGCTGCGAACCTATCAGCGTGGATTGTATGAGGGCCTGATCCAGAACCGTCTTTCAAAAGACGAGTATTTTACCTTCAAAGAAAAATACGAAGCCAAAATCGAGGCCATCAGCAAAGAAATCGAGCAGCTGAAAGCAGGGCTTGCGATTCTCGCCAAGCAGCTGGAACAGTATAAAATGCTGTCCCAGGATGCACAGCATATCAAGGAAGATCGCCAGCTGACGGCAGCTCTGATTGACCGCCTGATTGACCGTGTAGAGGTCTCAAGAGAAAAGCGGATTACGGTTCGTTTCCGCTTCCAGAGCGAATTTGAGCATTGTGAGGAGGTGCTGAGCCAGTGCAGAAATATGTGATTGCCCTTTATATCCGCCTTTCCCTGGAGGATTATAAATACGACAGTATGAGCATTGAAAACCAGCACCTTGCGCTGAACGAATTTGTTTCTTCCATGCCGGAGTCCACTCATGCAGAAGTCCTTGAGTTTATCGACAACGGGTATAGCGGGACAAACTTTGAGCGTCCCAAAGTCCAGGAGCTGATTGAGATGGTACGGGCCAATAAGATCGACTGTATCATCGTAAAAGACTTTTCCCGATTTGGACGAAACAGCATTGAGACTGGCTATTTCATTGAGCGTGTGTTCCCGCTGTTTCACACCCGGTTCATTTCCATCAACGATGATTTTGACAGCGATCAGCACAAGGGCGATACTGGCGGTATGGATGTAGCTTTCAAGTATCTGATCAGCGAGTATTACAGCCGTGATATGTCCATCAAGACCAAAAGCGCCAAGTACGCCAAAATGCAGCGCGGCGAATACCAGAGCAAAGTTTGCCCTTACGGGTATCGCAAAAGCGCCGATGGCAGAATGGAACCGAACCCGGAAACCGCTGCTGTGGTACAGCTTATTTTCCAACTTGCCGCAACCGGAATTGGAGCGGCAGCCGTTACCAGGGAACTCTTTAAGCGAGGCATCCCGACCCCCGGAGAATACAAAGCAACTCATGGGCAGCAGTACCACGATGTCTCCCGCTCCCGTGGACGCTGGAGCAGTTCTACGGTTCTCCGTATCCTGGAGGACGAACGCTATATCGGCTCCTATGTCATCGGGCGTCGTGCAGTCATTGAAGTGGGCGGCACAAGGAGCCGCAAGAAGGACCGGGACAAGTGGTTCATTATCCCAGACCATCATCCGGCAATCGTTGATAAAGAACTATTTGAAAAGGTGCAGGCTGTGCAGCGCCGATTCTCCTTGCCGACCAAGAAAACCAGGGAGTACCCACTAAAAGGCAAGGTCTATTGTGGCTGCTGTGATCATGCACTCTCCCGCATCGTCCCCAAAAGACCATTTTATATGTGCCGCCATTCTACCGCTGATGTGAACAGCCGCTGCCGCGATGTCCGGGCAGATGCTGCCGGTCTGGAGGAAGCCGTCCTCCTCACTTTGAAAAAGCAGCTGGAAATCCTGCTGCCCGTACATAAAGACGGCACCATTCACTTGGAGGCCACCGCTGCCAAATGCTCTGAGTATGAGAAGCAGATGGAAGTTCTGAAGGACCAGAAGCAAGCTCTCTTTGAACGGTATCTCTTGGGGCAGATCGAGCTGGACACATATAAATCGGAGAAAGCAGTTTATGACACAGAAATACTGAAAGTCAAAAATGCCTATGCTGCTGTCACCGCTCAGGCAAAGTTGAAGCGGGAAGAACAGGCCCGCCAAAGCAGCCGACAAGAGATTGCTCACTCGATTGAGGAAGCAGATGCGCTAACCTCCGAGTTGACCGATCTGCTGATTGAAAAGGTGTATGTATTCCCCGACAATCGCATTGAGATTGTTTACAAGGTCCATGACCTCTTTGGATAATTGAAGATACAAAAACGGAAAACCCAGGCCATCAAATCCATCTTAGTGGCTTGGGTTTTCTGCTCTTTGGCGCTTTTATAGTCAAACGACAAGTGGTACAATATAGTTAAATTCTATTTACTATGAAAGCTGTACCAGGGGGAACAAAAATGGGAAATCGAACATTTGAAGATGTGAAAAGCTATGTAGAATGGCAATCTCAAGGGAAATGCACAGTATTGAGCGCAAAAACAGAGCAACACTTCGATGATTTGGGTGTTGATGTGCGCGTCTGGAATGTCAAAACCGATACTGATGGAGATTGGTGGGTAGTGGAGGGCGACGGGATTCCGATGAATCTCTATCCCCAAAGTGCATATTATTTTGGAGCAGATGAAGTGTATTCTTTCCACATGGGCTTAATGCAGAGAATGAGCGCATCCCAGGGTGAATATAGTCCAGAGGATTTTGTAAATGGTGTGACGCTCGATGCAGAAATTGCTCCTCAACTTTTCCGAAAGCTCAAAAGTGTCGCTGCGCTAATTGATACCGCTAAGGAGATTGAAGATTTTCAAGCGATAGGTGTTCAGTGCAGAGAAACATTGATTGAGCTCGGCAACCACATTTATGACCCTGCAATGGCTGGTGATGGGGAGCAGCCCCAAGCATCGAATTTCAAGCGAAAATGTGAACTATTTATTCAGTTCTATTTGAAAGGATCGGAAAACGCAGATTACAGAAGTATTATTAAGAAACTAACAGAATCCACCTGGGATTACGCCAATAAGATTACACATTCGCGTAGTGCTACATACTACGAAGCCTCAACCTGTGTTACGCTTTGTATTTCTCTTGTTGGCGTTTATGAAAACATCCTTCAGAAAGTTTTCGATCCACTTTCTCAATACCATTGCTCAGTTTGCCAAAGTAAGAAATTAAGCATTGATGGTGATGATTCGGATGAAGATGGAATGGTGAAAAAACTATATCTCCGTTGTGAAGAATGCGGTGCTACAACAGAAGTAGTCTTTGAAGGAAATGATGGAGATAATCCCACCTATACTACGGGCAAAGTCGTAGAATAAAAAGCAAAAACAGAAAACCCAGACTATCAGCACTAAGATTGGTAGTTTGGGTTTTCTGCTTTTCAGAATTATATTTTTTTGTCGTGTGCTTGACATACGGGTGGCGAAGATCATGCACACGGATACAGTCCACGCCGGCAGCGTGCGAGATCCGCCGGATTTCTTTATAGAGAAAACTTCTGGTAAAATAAAAAATCCGTTCATCTGGCGAGATTTCATAAAGGCTGTTGATATAGCTCATGGCCTCCTGATAAACAAACTCAGGGATTGCTACCTGCCGTTTACTTTTCGGAGTCTTGGGCGGTAAAAAGTATTCTTCACCATCCATGGAAACAAAAGTTTTAGAGACGTTGATTCTTCGGTCGGAAAGGAAATCTCCAGGACATAGAGCCAATGCTTCCCCCTCTCGTAAGCCGCCCCAAAATAAAATATTGAAGATTAAATGGGCTCCAGGCTTGTCCTCATATGCTATGCACTGTTCAAATTCATCCAAAGTCCATATTTTCATCTCCCCTGCCTGTGGCTTTCCCATGCTGCCGGCAGCCGTGCAAGGGTTGGAGGGAAGATGATAAAATCTCACGGCATAATTCAGGATGGAAGAGAGGTCCGTGTGAAGCGTGTTCAGGTAGGTTGAGGAAAACCCTTTTCCGTGGTTTCTTTGACGACCTGATTCCTGGATGTAATTCTGCCAGTTAATAATATCCAAAGGCTCAATTTCACTGATGGTTTTTTTCGCAAAATAGGGGAGGATATTTTTCTCAATCCGGCTGCGTTTATTACGCAAAGTAGTGATTTTCAGCTTGTCTTGGGCCATATGCTCAAAATAATTTTCGCAAAGAGCGGCAAAAGAAATAGAAGGGCTTTTCGCAAATTTATTAAGGAATTCCCGTTCCCATTCCTCGGCGTCTTTTTTACGGGAGAATCCGCGCTTTGTCTTATGCTTTCTAGCACCGGTCCAGTCTGTGTAATAAAAACTGCAGCACCATTTGTCCGGTTTTTTTGTCTTGTCGTTTTTCCATGCTGGCATAATCAATCTCCTTCACCATAAAAATAGAGCGGATAATACGAAATCATCCGCTCAAAAAGGGCATAATAAGACTATGAATCTTCGTATTATCTGTCATGGGTGAAGGGGCATGGACGGATAATAGAATGGTTACAGGCTATTTAAGTCGCGCCAATTTTCAGGAAAGCCCATTTCATCAAGAATTTCCTTTCTTGTTAATAGGCATAATTTTTTATCCAAAGTTCCGATTGCACGAAACAATTCTTTGCTCATTCTTTTGAAATCGTTTTTGGAAAGCAGGCGTTTCAAAGCAATAAAACAGGCGAATAAATCACGTTTTCCCTTTACATATTCACCGCTTTTATTCTGTGTAATTCCAAGAGCTGAATGAAATGAGGTTGTCATGAGTGGACTTTTTGTCCTAAAACAATATAGCCGGTTTCCGTGAGCGCAAAAATTTCGTACGGTTGATACATAGAAAAGAGAGTTTTCGAGTTCATTGTCCATCATTTTATAGCATTTGGAAACATTTTGGCGCTCGGGTATCAGCATAAGACTATAAAATTTGCTGATTGTTCCCAGTGTTAGGATGTTGTTCAATACCCATAACGGAATGTATCCGTGAACCTTTAAATAATGGGAAATGCTTGGATCGGAACTGCGATTTGCTGTCTGGCGCTGTATCTCTGCTATGAGATTGGTTATTTTAGATTCTGAGTCTTTTAATGCACTATTAAAGTTTGTATATACCAAATAATTTTTGTGCCCGTGAACTTCAGAAAAATAGTAAGATATCAAACTTTTTATATGCGTTTCAACCTCTAAAATATATCTAAAAAATATATTTCTTAGTATGCGATCAAACTGGTATAAGGAATTAATCTCATTCATTGTGGTGCCTTTGCGATATATGACGCCAGAACTGTTTGAATCTAGAAATAATTTGTTGTAGCCATTAATCAAGTTGTAATATCCATGTTTTTCTAAAACTCTTTTTGCATAATCCCTTGCTGACGAATCTGGAATATCAATTCCACGGGTTTCTAAAAGGTCTACCAGTTCATCAAGTGTTTTAAAAACTTTTTCTTCCATTAGAGCCTCCGCAAAATAAAAGACCCCGGGCCCGAAGGACACCGGAGTACGTTCCAAAGTATTATATGCCTTAAAAAAGAAAAATATACAATTCTTTTTTAAGTGCTTTCATGATAGCATGATAATTCCTCGGTGTCAATTTGACTGAGTAAAATTTAAGAAAAAAATTTCACATTTTTAACATCCTTTTGTTGACCTCAACAAAAGGAAACTAAATAGCAATAAGCTGTCCCTTATTGGGACATATGACCTTACAATCGAAGGCGGCGTCATAAATGGATACTCGGTCAAATACCACGTCCCCGGTACGTTTTCTGTGCCAAAAGGAACAAAACGGGTTATCCCGATATATCAAGGTTGCTCTTTTGGTACAGTTTATTCCTACGATTTTACCAATGCATTGAACGGGTCGATTAACGTCCATATATACAACCTTACGGATACCGCACATGGTATAGATGCGAAGTATCTGTTATTGTTTTTGGGATAATTATTACTTATATCCAAGTACGGTTGTGATGGCGATAAAGTCACCCTTTACGTAGTGATTGTCTGCTGATAGACGTTGCTCTCCTGTTACATATGTACCACCAGAGCTTTTGGACGTGTCGATTTTGTTATCGGATATTGTAATAACCCTAAACTTGAGAATCATAGGATCTGCATTATCAACATTCCCATAAGCAAAATTTAGGAGCGTGACCGTTTTCCTGTTTGGATTATATACATCAACAGAGCTAAAAAACCCATTTGTATTTTTATAGTATATTGTCAACCTGGTATAGTTATCAGTGTTGTCAGATAAGGTTATAGCGCCTTTTGCATCCGTGTCATCATTGTTATACAATACTATCGGCAATTTGCTATTTATCTCTGGTTCTCTTTATATATGTTTTTTCTACTATTTTCTTGACCTTACATTGAGAATGATAGGCACAATTTCGGCCCTGCGTTGAGAAAATTTAAGCAACACAAAATGTCAAGACCTGCCATTACTCATCATCGTTTTCATCGTCATCAAAAGAAAATGAGTTTGAATAATTTTCTTTAGAAGAGAGAGATTGGCGAAATTCTTCTGCAATCATTGTCTTATTAAATTCGGCTGTGGGTTCAATATCAGTCACAAGCTGTTCTAATTCATCCACAGAAGTGTAGAAAAATTCTTTACGCATATTTACCTTGTTTACCCGCTTGTTGTTCAAAATTTGATGCAGTTTATTTTCTAGTCCGACAGCGTCATCTGAAAAAATAAAACTATGTACATCAAATTTAAATGGGACAGAGGCATCGCCAAGCTCATTTACTCTATCTTGGGGATTTAATCGCCGGGTCATTCCGATTTTAAATACATTCTCGCCAAATGAACCAAGATTACTGATGACATATACGTTTCCAGCTTTCCCATTTGCTAAATTAGAGATTTCCTCTTTTTTAATAGTGACATCTGCCAATTGAGCTTGTAATTCAAGAATTCTGGCGTTAAGTTTTTCCACTTCTTCGTTTTGGGCAACAGAGAGTTGCTCTGTAAGTTTTTCTATTTCTGATCGATATTTAGATTCTTCTTTTTCTACTTTTTTACGTTCAGCCTCTAATGCCTTTCGTTCTTCAGCCTCCTGGCGCATTTGTTCTCTAATTGCAAGTTGTTCCTGGCGAGCCTGCTCTTTTTTTACATAGTAATTGTATTCGATTTTTACCGCATTAATAAAAAGATACTCTATCTCTCCAATAAATTTGGTTAAGGTTCCGGCGATGCTTTGATTTCCCTCAGCAGCAATATTTAGGTATTTTCTGGTGACAGCTTGAATATCTTCTACAGACTTATCCAACTTTTCATATTTGAGATTGTAGAGAATATTTTGGAGTTCTGCCCGCAAAGCAATAACCATAAGTTTATAAATGGCCTGATTTGCTTTTGTAGTATAGCGCGAAGCATATTTTTCAAGAACTTGATTAATTTGTCTATCATTTTGCCGATAGGCTTTTCTGAGATCCTTTACATCCATGCAATGGAGTTTAAGGATTACAGAAGGACTTATTTCGTCTAAATCCGATAGCGTATTTTCAGGTAAACGAATGGACTTCTGTGAGGGCTCATAATTAAAGTAATTCGCAAGGGCATAATTTACTGCCTTAATAAGTTCCTTTGATCGACTGAGTTTATTAGCCTGTGCTTTTGTGGATTTAATTAATTTTTCGAGTTCAGAAGATTTTTCGGAAATGCGATCGTTAAGAGAAGTCTCTTTTTTTGACAACTCATCAAAATGTTTTTCGATTTCTTCAGTTCTTGAAACATATTTGTCTTCCAGTTGGGCAGTTTTTTCCTTTATTTGAAAATAATCTGCAGCACCAAGTTCATTCAATTTTGTAGATGCATTCCTTAAACTTTCAGCCAAAGCAGCATTTTCCTGTTGTAACCTTGCAATCTCCGCTTTAAACTGTCCGCTTTTAAAAATATCACCTATTCCCATTTCTATTTATCCCTTGTATGTTTTATGGTCAGGCTCCGGTACCACTCGAAGCCTATTATTTTCCCGCAGCTTCCCTCAAATCTCCGCCGGAAGATTCTTCCTTCATCCGTTTTAGATATCCTTTCATTTCTCCCTTGATTTCTGCCCGGACCTCCGGCGGAAGATCGTGGATCATGGAGATCCACTCCCGGTCCTCGGCGGAAAGATAATTACTTTTGTCATTACTTTTTTCTTCTCCAGTTAGGAGATATTCAGGTGTAACCCCCAAAAAATCACATATAGGTATTACCATGTCAGAAGAAGGGTTTCTATTTTTTAGTCGCCAGCCATTTATTGTGCTTGGCGACGTTCCAAGATGTTCAGCTAAGTCTTTCTGACGGATCTTTTTCTGATTCAATAATTCAATTACTCTGTTTCCTATAGTCATATCAACACCAAAAACACAAATGCGAAAAAAACTATTGACATTTACGCATATAGGTAATATATTAAAAATGTAACATGCAAATGTGAAATAAAAATGTTGACCAGGAACCATTGTATGTAGACAGAACGCCAATTCATCACTACATGTAAACGACTGGTGGTCCTTATTATTTTTATCCCAATTCTATACATCCTTATTTTACATTTTTATTTCACATTTGTAAACAAGAAACAAGAATCAGGGAGGTGAAGATATGGCAAAGTCCTTTGAAGAGTGGCGAAAGGAAGCTAAAAAAGCGTTGGTTGACCTGGACATGACAAATAACGAATTCGCCGAGAAGGTGGGGTACTCCAGAGAGTATGCCTCTTCAATTTTATGTGGTAGGCACTATTCGCTGCAGGCAGTCCAGAAGATCAGCCAGGCATTAGGCATTGAGCCGCCGGAGGGAAGCACTATCATCGCCCCCTGATAAAAATTATTACCATGTGCAAAGTGGAGCCGCTGAACTGTAAACCCTCTCGTAGCGTAGCCCCATTCACCCATGACATGCTGACATATAAATTCCTTCTTTATTTTTCGAAGCTTATACATCGGCGGCTCCACTTTGCACATGGAGATAGTTTTTCTTTTATCTTACCAAGAAGGCGAGGTGATGAACATGGGACGGAACGCCACAAAAGCGGCAGATAATCCATTCTACAAGGCAAGGATTCATGCGGCAACATACGATGACAGACTGTATTCCAGGGAAGGCGCCTCAGAACTTCTGGGGATCTCGGTTTCCACTTTGAGTGACTATGAGTTGGGGCTCACAAAAACAGTTCCGCCGGACATGGTGGTCAAGATGATGGATCTGTATCATGCCCCGGAGCTCCAGAATTATTACTGCCGGAAGCTGTGCCCGATCGGACGGGATTTTCCAGAACTGAAGGAAGAGACACTAGACCGATCCACGATCCGGGCGCTATCCGTGTTCGAGCGGATGGAATGGGCCAGGCAGACCCTTTTAGACATTGCAGAAGACGGAAAGATCGCAGACAACGAATGGGATGATTTTGAAAGGGTGTTGAAATTACTGGAAGAAATCGAGCAGTTATCCCAGCAGCTTAGAGCGTATGCCATGCGAACGAAATTTTCCGGGAGATAGGAGGCGGATAAAACAATGGCAAAAGGAATAGGGCAGACACAGGAACCCATGAAGATTGAAAAGCCTTATTACACATGGCGGGAAGTCATGGATCTTCTGGGGGTTAAGGAAGGAAAGGCCCGGGAGGTAACGAAGGAATTGAACGATGAATTGGCGGAGAAAGGATATCATCCATACCCGCCAGGAAAAGTATCAAAGAAATATTTCCATGAAAGGTTTTATTAAGATGAAGAGGGAAAAAGAAGTACAGATTATGAAGGAGGCGCTTCTAAATGCACAGGACGGATTAGAAGCGGCGATCAGGCGGGGATTGGATGAAATCCACCGGGAGCGGAAGGAAGGGCTTAAACAGCTCCGCAGGCATAGGAAGAGGCGCAGGAAAACATTGCCGGCCATGGGCAGGAGACTCCCATCTATGGGAGTTGTAGAGTATATAAAATATTTGAGAAAAAGGAGGGCTGAAAATGGGATATGAACGGATCTGCACACGTTGTGGGGCACATCTGGATCCAGGCGAGCGTTGGGACCCTTGTGAGGACTGCCGGCGGGAAATGGCAGAGGAACGGGAGCGAAGAAGAGTAGAGTCTGGAAAAGAGAAAGAACCGGTACTGGCCGGAGAAGGGAGATAGGATGGAAGGATTATACATGACAGACTGCGCAAGGAAGGGGCGGCGCAGGAAGAAAAGGGAAAGATTGTTGCGGGCATTCCTCAGGTTGTCGGCTACGATCTTTGCAGGATGTATCGCAACAATGATCTTAGTCCCGTTGGCATACCAGGAGCGGGGCGAGTGGGCGATCGGAGGTGAATGGATGGGCGTGATCTTTATCGCGTTTATCGTATTTCAGTTATCAGGATGGATCTTAGAGGAGGAAAGGTAAAAATGAACAGAGTGTTTGGAAAAGAAATTATGGAAGCAGCACCATCAGATCCGATGAAATGTGTAAAGCTGACCCAGGAGGCTGTCGAATACTACTCAAATACCATGATTGGGTCAATCCAACCGATCAATACTGTTGATATTCCGTTTATCTATGCGAGCTTATTGTTAGCGCAGGAATCCTTAAAGAAATTAGATGCAAAAGGAGCGGAACTTGGGAAAGAATTATTTGATACGGCGAGGAATGATGTCATGGCAATGGTAGTTCCGGCAACGGATTAGAACCCTGGAGGTAAGAAAATGAGGCATGTGAAAAATAAACAGGCGCCCTGCATAAGACAGGAACGCCCACAACCCATAGTCTATTATAGCATGTCCAACGAATTTCTACAAGATGGAGGTGCGAGATCATGAACACATCATTATCGTTGATAGCTCAATACCCAAAAGAAAAATATACACTTCTTGTCCCTATTGAAAAAGCGTCTGTGATACCGGAAATCCAACAACCGGTCGTAAGTGCTGTGGAAATATCCAAAGATCTGAACGAAGGGGAAATCTATATCCAAACGAAAGAGAAGAAGGCTTATACCGATAAAAACGGAACGAAATATCCTGCGGAACCAGCCAGATATGCACTTACCAAGAAAGGGCTGAACAAATTGGCCTCGGCGGCAGGGATCGAAAAAACTGGGGCAGAACAGATGATACCATCTACCTGTCAGAAATGTATCGCGATCAATCGCAGTATGGGGAAACCAGCCCCGTGTGGGTCATGTGGGAACCGGGATGTGAGATACCGTGTGACGATATCTGTCCCCCAGATCAGTGGCCCTGCGATTACAGTAGTGGAAGAAAATGAGATCAATGTAGACCTCAGGACTGTCGGAATGTCAGTAACGCAGAAAAAAGAATTTATGAAGACACTTCCCGCAAGATGTATCACTGGAGCCTATAACCGTGCGATCCGGGCAGCTTTGCAGATCAAGCCGACATATCTCCTGGAGGAATTTGACAAGCCGTTTGTGGTGGCATATCTGGCGCCGAACTTAGACAACCCAGATGTGAAAAAGGCTGCGATCGAAGCGATGTTCCGGGGGAAATCCAGTTTGTTTGGCAGAGAGGGTCAAGGACAGAACGGCATCGGACAGGAAACGTTAGGAAAGATTCCTGATAATGGAACTCTCAGGGAACAGGGAGATTTTCAGGAGTATGACTATGACGAAGAGATTCAGGAAGGAGATTTGCAGTCGGTACAGGAAGAACACCAGCAGGACTTCGAGGAAGAGGATCGGAGTATGGATTTTGCCTGCGATAAGTGTGGCGCTCAAATTACAGAAAAGGTATGGGATTATTCAATCGATAAATATGGGCGTCCATTGTGTTATAAGTGTCAGAGAGGAGCGAAAAAGTGAAGATATTACATACAGGAGATTGGCATGTCGGGAGTTACAAGGGCCCGACAGCTGACGGGAAAAATCTGCGGATGGAGGATACCTGCAGATGTATAGAAGAGCTGGTCGCGAAAGCGGAGTTGGAAGAACCGGACGTGGTCGTAATAGCCGGGGATCTGTTCAAGACTAATGCGGCTTGGGAGACCAGCGGAATGCCGGAAACAGAATATGTTTATCAATATTTGACGATGCTGAGCATGATCTGTCCGGTCATAGTCGTTAGGGGTACGCCAAATCATGATGGGAAAGAGCGGTTCCAGCTTTTGAAAACAATGTGTAAGCATAACCCGGAGATCAAGATCTTGACAGAGCCTGCAGTGGTCCCTATAGACAATCTGGACGGTGAAGAAGCGGATATCGCCGTGATCCCTGGATTTGACCCTGGTGTGTTCAGGGCCAGATGCCCAGGATTATCCAAGGAAGAAGAAAATAGCGTGTTTACCCAAGAATTAGGGAATATCGTACTCGGTTTAAAAGCGCAGTGCCGGCCGGGAATCATAAGTGTCTTGGTATCCCATTATACCGTGCCCGGCTGTAACATGGAATCCGGTCAGGTAGCGTTCTATTCTAAGAGCGAGCCAGTACTGCTCCAAGAGACGCTGGCCGCTGCGGATTTTGACCTAGTGTGCATGGGACATATCCACCGTCCACAGAAGGTGGAATGCGCCGCCAGGAACGTCTACTATTGCGGGGCGGTGAATACGATCACCTTTAATGACGAGGGGCAGGAACGGGGGTTTTATCTCCATGAGATAGGTGTAGGTGAAGAATACCATACATTTTTCCACCTGCCATACCGCCGGATGAAGACGATCCATTTGAAAGAAGCGGATATACGGGAGATCAACAACGGGAATATCCTGGATGTTGGGAAAGCACGCTGGGATGGGGAAGTGGAAAGCCGGATCGTCCGGGTCTCCTACTCTTGCGGGGACGATGACCAGAGGGCGTTTGACCATGCGGTCCTGGAAAAAGAACTCTATGCGGGAGGTGCGTTCTGGGTGTCTGGGATCACACGGGAACAGGCGGATCAAACGGTAAGCCGGGAAGTCCTTTCCGAGCAGGGGGATCCCCTTAAGAATCTGCGGAAATACCTGGAAGAGAAAGCATATCCAGAAGAACGGATTACCCGACTTTTGGAACGGGCGAGCCCTTTGATCGCGAAAGCGGTCGCGGCGGATGTGTCCGTCCAACTCCACGGCGCTTTGATCCCAGAATACATCAAAGTGGAAAATTATCGGAATTACAGGAAAGAAGAATTTGATTTTTCGAATGTCACTTTTTGTACGATCAATGGCGAGAACGGAGCTGGAAAATCCTCTTTGTTTATGGATGCGATTCTGGACTGTCTGTACGAAGAGCCAAGGGAGGGAGAAAAGGGCGGATGGATCAGGAACGCAGAGGATGCCAGGTCCGGTACGATCGAGTTTACCTTCCGGGTAGGGGAAGCACGTTACCGGGTGACCCGGAACAGATCCAAATCCGGCCGAGCGAAACTACAGCTTTCCGAGTTCGCTTCCGGGGAGTGGGCAAACCGGTCGCGGGATAAGCTGGCCGACACCCAGAAGGAAGTGCTCCAGGTGATCGGGATGGATCGGCGGACGTTCCAGTCCTGTGTACTTATCATGCAGGATCAGTACGGGATCTTCATGGAAGCGGACAAGAGCGACCGGATGGAGGTCCTGGGCGACATTCTGGGTCTGGATGTGTATGCGGATATGAGCCGGCGGGCCGCCGCGGAACTGAAAGGGGTAAACGTCTCTCTGGCCTCTGCCATGGAACGGGAGCGGTTGCTGGAAGCTCAGCGCGAAGCCCTTGGGGATCCGGGGGGCGGCCTAGAAGTGTGCAGGAAGGAACTGGAAGGTCGAGAAACGGAGCGGAGATCCCTCCTGGAAGAGATTGCTGGCTTACGTGGTGAGCTTACCAGGCGAGAGGATTACGGGCGCCGGGCAAAAGCACTGGCTGAGGAAATAGCGGAGATACGCACGAAGGAAGAGCTCCAGCGAGCGTCCACAGGAATCCTGCGTGACCGCCTGCGGGAATGTGAGGAATGCCTCAGCCGGGAATCGGAGGCTGGACAGGCCTTGGAGCGTATCCAGGAGCTAGAACGCCAGGCGGGCCCCCTTGCTGGCAGCACGGATTTGGCAAGGGAAAAGACGAAGGAGCGCCAAAAAGAAGAACAGGCCCTGGACGGTAAGAAGCAGGAACTTCAGGAGTTGAGACGGAAACGGACCGGACTTATGGATCAAGCAAAAGGATTGGATGATTCCCGGATCCAGGTGCTGGAAGAGAAAGCCCAGGCAGGGGAGCGGATCCGGCAGGAACTATATGTGCAGGAAGAGCGCAGGGAGGCGTATGTGTCCCTCTCCAGGGCGGCGTCAGAAAAGAGGGCTGATTATGTGAAGGCGAAAGCCTCCTATGATAGAGAAGTCGAACAGTATCAGACGAAGATATCCATGCTGCGGGAGAAAGAAGTGCTCCTGCAGGATTCAGGGTGTGTTGACCCTAAGCGCGCCTCCTGCCGCTTCCTGGCTGATGCAATACGAGCGAAAGAACGCATTGTGGAAGAAGAAAATGCCCTGCACCAGCTACGGCGTACGAAGGCGAGGGTACTGGACGTGATGAAAGAAGCTGCGGAGGGTGCCGAACAGGCGGTTTCCGCCCTGTGTTATGAGGAAAGCGAGTACCGTGCGGCAAAAGAGGCCGCTGCGGAGCAGGAACACGTTGAGAAGGAATTGGCTTCCTTGAAAGAAAAACAGATGGAGACGGCTGTCCTGAAAGAACGGATCCTGAACCTAGAAGGGAAGGAGGCGGACTTGGAGGCGGAGATCGGCACGAAGCAGGAACTGGTTTCTGCCCTGATAAAAGAACAGGAACGTTATGAGTCGGATTCATTCTTGCTAGATGAGATCACAACCAAGATCAGGCGCTTGGAAGCATACCGGGAGATGGCAGCCGAGTTTCCAGTTCTCCGGGAACGCAAAAAGAATCTGGAGGCTGAGATTGTCGGGAAAGAGCAGGAACTGGACGGATACATCCGGGAGGAAGAAGCCAAGGAAAACAGCCTCCGGGAACTGGATGAAAAAAGGGGGAATATAGAAGAGATAAGACAGAAGATCGAAATCAGGAAGAGCCAGGAACTCTTGGTAGGCAGAGAGATCAGTGAACTGCAGCGCACGATCGGAAGCCTGGAAGAGAAACAAAAGACCGAAAGGGAACTGAAAGGAAAACTGGCCCTGATCCGGGACGAGAGGGCCGCTTGGTCGGAAAAAGCCGCGGACTTGGAAGTCCTGAAGGGGGCGTTCAGCCAGGACGGGATCCCTCATAATATCATCCGCACAGTCCTTCCGGGGCTTGCGGATACTGCGAACCATATCCTGGGGCAGATGACAGGTGGGCGTATGGCTCTGGATTTTGTAACAGAACGGACGCTAAAAAGTGATTCTGGAAAAGAACGCGCCACCTTGGACATTGACATTGAAGAATATGGGAAGGGCCGCCTGCCCTACAAGAGTAAAAGTGGCGGAGAGAAAGTCAAAGCATCCTTGGCTGCGGCACTGGCGCTGGCGGAGGTGAAATCTTCCAGCGTTGGGGTCCAGTCGGGAATGCTGTTTATTGACGAACCTCCTTTCTTGGATGGTGAAGGAATGCAGGCATACGTGGACGCCTTAGAGGCGATCCAGAAGCGGTACGGGGAAATCAAGATCATGGCAATCACCCATGACCCGACCATGAAGGCGCGGTTCCCGCAGAGCATAGAGATCGTAAAGACAGAAGCGGGAAGCCGGGTCGTATGCGAGTAAGGCACCACAATGTATCACATATCATAAAAATACGACAGGGCGCGGGGATGGCCTCCCGCGCCCGGAAAGGAGAGAGCGTTGGCGAAGGTAGGGATTGACAGTTTCCTCCTGGATTGCCGCGCCGACGACGACCTGGCCGAACTGGAAGCGGAGTTTGGCATAAAAGCATTTGCGATAATCGTCCGCCTGTGGCAGAAGATCCATAGTGAGCAGGGTTATTATTGTGAGTGGGTCGAAAGGAGCGCGCTTCTGTTTTTGTCAAATTGGTTTGGTGGGAACAGCGGTGTCGACATAAATCTGATAAGAGAGGTCGTTAACAAAGCGATTAAGATCGGTATTTTTGACGAGAAGACCTTCAAAGAGCATGCGGTCCTCACATCCGCACAGATACAGGAACGCTACCTGTATGCGGCAAAGAGGCGGAAGGAAATTTTTCTTATCAAAGAGTACCTCTTGGTTAGTGTTGGCAATTTTAAGGGTAATGTAAACATAATCTCAAAAAATGTATACAGAAATGAGAAAAATGTATACAGAAACGCAACAAGTAAAGTAAAGGAAAGTAAAGTAAATAATAATATGCATCGTCGGGACTCCGACGCTGCGGCCCCCAAAACGCAGACGGAAGAGGTCGCCTTCCAGGAGGGAAGCTTTGAGGTCCGGTGTGTGGACCGGCTGGCGCATTCCTGCCTGGGACAATTCCCAAAATCAAAAGTCCCAAGGAGCCTGGGAGAAAAACAGAAATGGGCGGTCGAGATCGATAGGATGAAGCGGCTGGATCATCTGTCTGAAGAGGAAATCTGGAAGGCATTAGAGTATGCGGTAACAGATCCTTTTTGGAAAACGAATATACGGAGCGCAAAAAAGTTTAGGGAGAAATTTGAAACCCTGTATACACAGAGTAAGTCGCGGAAGGGACAGAGCCAGAATAGATTTAGCAATTTCCGCTCCAGGGACTATGACATGGATGACCTGGAACGGAGGATGATCCAGAAATGATGTGATGGGAAGGAGCGACAAATGGCACGAAAAAGCAAAGAGGAATATTTCGACAAGGCCTGGAATCCGATCACAGGGTGTGCGGAGAATTGCGCGGTCTGCCCTGGGCGGAGCAGGATTAGGTCCCTTGGCGGAGACATCAGGAGGAATAAGACTCTGACGGACAATTATCTGAAGGACGGACAAGTGTATGTCCTGGAAAAGGAGTTTAAGCAAGATGGAAGGACCATCCTATATCCTTTTGGATTTGAGCCTACCATTCACAAGTATCGGTTTTCCAGGCTCCCGTATAAAAGTGGACACAAGATTATGGTCGGGTCCACGGGGGAAATATTTGGCCCTTGGATCAAGGACCGATGGCTAGAGAAGGTATTCCAAGTATGTGAAGCGAATCCGCAGCATATCTATCTATTCCTGACCAATTTCAAGGAACGGTATGAAAGCCTTCGGAAAGCGGGAAAGCTGCCGGCGGCTGAAAATATGTGGTATGGGATATATGACTTTGGATGGCCTACGGAGATCCCAGATCTTCCCGATACCTGTCATAAATGGCTGTATGCGGATGTCACGGGAGGCGATGTGATCTTGGCCAGAAAGAAACCGGAATGGGTCGTGATCCAGTGTAGGGCAGGACTTAGAGATAACGATATCTTTGATCCTGGAATATTGGAAAATAGGATACAGAATCTGTCATACCAGTGCGCAGCATGGAAGATACCCTTCTACATCACACCAGGTGCCAGGAAATTTTTGTCTGTAGAGGAAGGGAAGATGGACTGGCCGGAGGAAATGATCAAGTATCTCAGGGATAACCTGCATACTAAGGAGCAGGAAAGAATCTTATACACAGAGTGTGATATATGTAGGAAGACATTCCGTAAGAGGGAAATGTATCCGATCGATACACGAAAATCCGGGATGGGGCAGAAGAATGTCGGGTATGTCTGCCAGGAGTGCGCGAGCATTTTGGAGCAGGAATATGGATTTAGATTTTCGAGATTGGAGGAAGCACATGAAAAAACCAAGTTGTAGGAGAACAGATGTTGAGCGTGATCAGCACGCAAGGGCAGTCAGATTACGAAAGATGACAGACGCGCAGATCTGTGAGTATCTGGACAGCCTTAAGGGGCAAAAGCCAAAAGGTGAAGTGGAAAACTTTTTAAAGAATCTGAACCTTCCAGGTGTTGGAAAGGTGACTATCAAAAAACTGGAAAGGGAGGCGAGGCGCCTTGGGTACGTTGAGAGCGGGGAAGTATCAGATTGACCCGGAAGAGGTGCGGGAGTATCTCAGACAGGATATGACGATCAAGGAGATCAGTGAACGCCTTGGGGTCTCTTATCAGTTGGCGTACGATTATGTCAGGAAAAAGAAGTACGATCCGGGATATGTAAAGGGGATTTTGGAAAAACAGGAGCAGAAGAAAACAAAGAAAAGGAAGGAGAACTCAAAACAAAGAGCAAAGAGGCGAAAAAAATGTGAAACCTGTCAGTTCCGGGGCGAGGCGAATAAAAATGGCTGTGATTACATCCTGATCATGGGGCATAGGCGGGGGTGCAGTGCAGAGGATTGTGACAAGTACAAAAAGGGGAAGCGGATCAAAGCAACAATTTCCCGTCCCATTGTGTAAAGGAGGCGGTAAGGTGAGCGGAATAGAAGAAATCTTTACGATAAGAGCCAGACGATGTAAGCGCTGCGGTAGATTGCTGACAAGCGCAAAGGCTGTTGCGGACGGGTATGGCGAGCAATGCGCCTGTAAAATGAGGGCAGAAAAAGAGGCGCGAGCACCAATCCCAGGGCAGTACAGTTTCCCGTTCTTGGATATAGAGGAGGGAGAAGATGATCAAAGTACGTGAATCATTGAAAGAAGCCTGCCAGGATTGCCCGCTGTATGAGGCCGATTTGGAAGTGCTGGAAAAGCGGTGGATCGGGCAGGCAGTTCCGGATTTTGATGTGACCGTTATATGCGGCAGAAGGAAAGAATGTGATCTGCTGGAAAAGAAATTCTCAAAAGACAATTAGAAAGAGGAGCGCATACGCAACTCCCCCTCCGCACATGACGTCAACCAGTGCATATCTATTATAATTCAAAAATTGATATTGCGCAATCGGAGGGAAGTAACGTATGCAGACAAATAAGGAAAATAAAGTCCAGTATTATGTAATATCGGACGAAGAAATTGGCCGGATTATACATGAGGCTTCAAATGTAGCTGCAAAGAAGGCGATTCAAGTGTACGAATCTCAAAAAGAGGGAGAACAGAAAAAAAGGAGAGACAAGCGCTTGAGGAATACGGGACTTCTTTTGGAGAACTATAGGATGTTCAAGCAGAGTGCTGATAATTCCATATTCAACAGCGGGCAGATTGAAGAGAATGCTGGGGATATTTTGGAATCTATGATGAACATTTATGATGATGAGGTAGTCATTCATTCGATCTATAGAAGTGCGACTAGGACAGCGGTGATGATAACGCATATTGACAGCATGATAGAACTGTACCGAGCATATTGCTATCATCAGTCCGGGGACTATATAGACATCCGCAGATTTGAAGTGATGTATCAGACATATATTGCTGACAAAAAACGATCGATCGGAGAACTGGCGATAGACTATAATGTGTCGGCCAACACGATCTATGGTGACCTAAACGAGGCAAAGCGCCGGCTTGGAGCGCTTATATTTGGTGTGGATGGAGTGGCCTGGGGAAACTAAAAAATAGCAAAGATAAATAGCAATAATCCGTTCTGCGTCATCTTTAATGTCCCGGCTTTTCTGGCGACCGAGGGAAGTAAGCAGATCACGGTTGATTTGCCCAGGACAATGCAGGATACCAATTACACCTGGGTACTGCAATGCCAATCTTATGTCAGTTTCTCGTCTGAGATCTGGATGACCGGCAAAGTAACGAGCAAGGCGACAACCAGCGCAAATGTGATAATCTTTAACGAGCAAGATCATGCGATTAACGCAACTACGTGGGGGCTGTTTATTTTCCCGTAGTGCTTATTTGGGGAAAATAAAATGCATTTGGAGGTCAGCGTACACATTATAGTTTTCTTCATTCCAACTTCGTATCTCGGCTGATGAAGCACTTACATCGCCAAGAATAAAATCAATAGAGTTAAATCCATTGGTAGAATATGAGGATGTCTTCTTTTTCCCAATGATTATCCCTGCGCCAGCTGGATTGACTGGTACGGGAAGTTGTAATGTATAGCTAGAGGCCCCAGAACTGCACATCCAGTTTTGATGTAGATGATACATCTCTATTACTGTGTCATCCTCTCTCACAAGCCAATCTCCATTACTGTTTGTGTATTTCTTCCAGAGGTTATTGCTATTTATCTCTCAGAAAGGAGATCACCATGAAAAAACTCAAGCTAGTTGATGTGGCAAGCCCAGAAATAGTCGCATTTATTTCTATCGGTAACGAAAAACTCCCGGATTATAGGTGCCCAATATGTGGGTTTGGAGTTGCTGAAGAATATGCTTTTTGTCCATATTGTGGAACTGAGTTTGACTGGACGAAATTGGATAAGAAATCAAAAAAGTTTATGGATGACATTAAAAAAGACAGAACAAATCGATCGAAGAGAATTGCTATTGGAGACTAAAAGAACAGATTTTTAAGGAGGAGAATTATGGAGTATAGAAAAAAAACTACAGTAATTGAAGCGATTGAATTTCAGGATAATGGGGAGAGAATTGCAAAAATATCAGACTTTATCGGCGATCAGGATTTGAGAATTGACTATGCAGATCCGGGTAGTCCTGTGATTAAAATTAAAACGCCTGTGGGGATTATGACGGGAAATGTAGGCGACTATATCATAAAAGGAATGAACGGCGAGTTATACCTATGCAAGAAAGATATTTTTGAAAAGACCTATGAGCCGGTAAAGTGATGGAATGACAGGATTTTAAGGGCATAGTGATATGGATGGACAATTAAATATCTTTGATTACTTAAGTCATGTAGAAAAAGAACTAGGTTTTAAAGAAATCAAAAAAATGGAGGGGAGAATAGTTCTGGTAAGAAATCAAAAAGGAGAGAAAAGGGAGATTAAAATAGCCCGTATTATTCCTCCAGATGAAGAATATTCCATCGAAAGGATCCTCTACATAGATGGACGAACGGCCGTGTGTATAGGAGAAAACGATGTAGGGAAAACCATACATTTTTTTGAATCGAGGAGATGATGACATGAAAAAGAAAGCACCAGAACAGGAACTAGAAGGATTGTGCGCCTATATCCGCAAGGAAATCGAATGCTGGGAATATATCAACAAGAATGGGTGCAATGATCCTTTCTGGCCGGATGGAACCAATATGAATTTGACGCGGAACCATATTATATACGCAAAGGACCAAATATCAGAAATCTGCGAAGTGAACAACTTACCAATACCGGAAGAGATGTATCTACCAATCCCGCCAGAAGTAAACGATTACTACATGGCAAACCTGAAGCAGAGGGAACGGGTGAAACGGATTGACAATCCAGAAAAAATCACAACGAAGCGGACGAAATATGATCGAGAACAAATGTCATTATTTTAGGAATGCGGAATATTGCAACTAATTGCGACTAATAGCAACTAATAGCAACTAAATTAGAAATTTTTAGCGGAGGAATAAAAATACAGGTGGAGGAATCGTTGTATGATTGGCGCAAGAGGATGGGACTTTGCGTGCAATGCGGAAAAGAAAAGCCATTTGCTGGATATGTACATTGTGCAGAGTGCATCGAAAAGGTAGAAGAAGCATCGAGGAAGTGCTGGGCGGATCCTGAAAAAAGGATTAGATATAATAAGCACGGAAACGAGCGGAAAAAAAATTTATACGGGAAAGGAAAGAAAATGGACTATGCCCAAAGTGTGGAAGACCGATTAAAAGTGGGACGTATATCTATTGTAAACAGTGCAGGGAAAAGAAAAACGCTGCGAGGAGAACCCAAAATAGCCGAAGACCTGGAGATCACTTCAAAGAAAGGATAGCTGCGGGAGTATGTATGTACTGCGGAGAGGAAGTTGTTCCTGGATATAAATTGTGTGAAACATGCCTTAACAGAACTAGGGATAATTTTAGAAAAGCTAATGAGCGTTCTTCTCGAAGGTGGAGAAAGGAGATAAAAGCAGGGTGGAAGAATGCAAAGCGGAAGAATTCCGCGAATGGCTGATTGAAAATGAAAGATCGGAAAATACGATAAATAATTACATGGAGTCGGTAAAACAATTTTTTGCCTTGTACCCAGAAGTGACAAAAAAGAATATGATCGACTTCAAGCAGCAAAAACTTGAAAAATATAGCCCCAAAACAGCCGCGAATCGATGTATTGGGATGAATCAATATTGCGAATTTGTGGGGAAGCCAGAATGCAAGGTTAAGAGTATTAAGATACATAAACAAAATACAGTTGAAAATGTCCCTAAATTGGAAGAGTACCAGAGAATCCTCGAATGCTTGGAAAATGATGGAGATTGGAAAACTTACTGGATTATTAAATTTCTGGCGAAGACTGGAGCGAGAGCGTCTGAATTTATCAGGTTTGAGCAGTCGCATCTGAAAAAGGGGGAAGTGACGCTGTGGACAAAGGGGAAGATCAGAAAGATATTGATACCAGAAGAGCTGATAAAAGAGAGTGCCTGGTATTTTTCTGAAATTCCAGAAAGTAAATGGATGTTTCCGAATCGGTATGGGGAACAAATGACAACACGTGGTCTCGACAGCATAATCAAAAAATGCAAAAAATACGGAATAAGAGAAGAGATTCTTCATGCACATGCTTTCCGGCATTTGTTTGCAATTCAGTTTTTGCGGCATAACAAAAACATAGCGCTTTTGGCGGATCTTATGGGCCATGAGAGCGTTGATACGACAGCGATCTATTTAAGGTTGTCGGCGGAAGAACAGAAGAGACAATTTAACAGTTCGATGAATTGGTAGGAGGTGCGCTTATGAAGCGAAGAATTAAAATATTGGGATATTACAAGCGGATTAGAGACAATAGTGAATTTATCTGCTACGAAGAAAGTGACCGTATTTGTCTGACGAACGGAGTGACTATATGGAGAAACAATGTAAAAGAAAGATTTCTGCCGCAATGTGAAAAAGTAAATGAAATCAATGTGAACTATATAGCAGAAAAAATAAAAAGACATTATCCGCATCATTTGCTTTTGGAAATTTTGAATCAAACGATTGAAGAGGCGGGCTAAATTACGATTTGGTTGGACAGACGAAGGGAGAGCAGAGATGAAGAGATTAACGCATAAAGCCAGATACGAAGCAGGGTACAAACTGAATAGGGGCGTGAAAGAATGGCAGGCAGTAGATAGGCTTGGCGCTTACGAAAACACGGGCCTAACACCGGAGCAAGTCCGGGAAGCCAGAGAGAAGCAGACTCCAAAAACACTTGAATTTTTTGGGGGTTGCGAAGGTGGAGATTACGAAGATGGAGAGTTATTATGCCCGAACTGCCAAGAGGATTTGTGGGACTTGAAAGAGTGCGGATTTTCTAATTGCCCTTATTGTGGACAGGCAATAGAACAGGGGAGGGATGGAAATGAGCGATGATTTAATCAACCGAAAAACATTGCGGGATGAACTTTGCAAATACCGACAGCAATTTTCAATCGGAAGCTGTGAAAATATTACGGTTTCAGCAGCTATAGGGTTTGTAAATACTGCCCCGACAGCCTTTGACAAGGAAAAGGTGATTGAGGAGTTAACTCTACACAAAAAATTTGCAGACTACAAAACACAAGCATTTGACGAGGCCGGAGATGTCCAGAATATGGAAATACAAGATTTTGTTTCGCTTGCTCTTCAAGGTGCAATTAGAATTGTTGAGAAAGGCGGGCTAAACTGATATTTTTGAATGGAGATAAGGAGGTTAAAAAATCAGCCTGGCGGTGGAGTACCAAGCTGATCCAAAAGCTATACATGAATAGTTTTTGTTGTGGTTTTAGTCGAACGGCCGTTGCTGACAGTTGTTTTGACGCGAATATTGCCACTTCTGGTCGTCCGAGCAGTTGAACGAACTTTTACAGTTCCAATTCTTCTCATACTACAAGCCTCCTTTCTTAATTATTTTTTACTCCCGAACACTATATATGAAAGAACAACTGTTCTGTATACTACATATTGTATTTCTGGAAAGGAGAGAAGTCAAGTGCACGAACAACAGTTCAGTAAAATTCTACAGAATGAACGAAAGAAAAAGGGAATTTCACAGGGAGAATTAGCAAGAATGACGGGGTTTACGGTTAGGGCAATCTCATACTGGGAGAATGGGAAACGGAAAATAACCCTTGAAAATGCGGATAAGGTATTCAAGGCTTTGCATACGTCCGTGAAAATAGGAGAAGTATAGAACGATAGTTCTATAAACTGATATTTAGGGAGTGGTTTTATGAAGAAAAATATCAAAAGAATAATTGGAATACTTATTATGCTTGGGTTATTACTGCTGTGGTTTATACCAAGAGTAATGATTTATGGGTTGGCGGCAACGGTCATTGAACTTTTAATATTTTTGTTGCTTATATTTCTGTTCTTTTTGGCAGTATTCCTTATTTTTGGGGACTGATGAGTATACCAGGCAATTTTATGGGCGACGGTCGTCCCGCCCGGTGCAGATGGGTTCGAGTCTCAGAGCCGACAGGTTCGACTCCTGCTGGCACATGGTGCAAAACCGGGCATTTACCAGAACAAACGAAGGAGTTGAGAACATGGAAAGAGAATTGGAAAAGACATTGCTGGAGATTGAGTACGCGATTAAAATCAACGAGCACCGCGGGAACACTCACACGCAGAGCGTCCTTGAGCAAGCACAGGAGATTATAGCGCCATGTGCAAAAACGGCCAGGACACCGACGGAATTGAAGAAAATTCTAAATCGGGACACTGCGAAAGAGCCGATTGATGCAGATGAAGATTATGGATTCTTTACTTGTCCGTCATGCGGAAAGGCGATATATGCAAGCGACAACTTTGAGAGTCATAAGTTCTGTCTGAATTGCGGGCAAAGGATTAAATGGGAGGACTGACGATGAAAGAGATATTATTCCGCATCACAGCCGCGGCGTTACAAGGAGCTTATCATAAAAAACTTTTAGGGGGCTTTTACGATAAATTAATAAAGACTACGGCATGAAAAAAACTTAATTGCGCAAGAGAGAAAAAAGTGCTATGATGTATCCGTAAAATTCTAAGTACGTAAAGGGGCCGAAGGACTGGTCCCTTTTTCCATGCCCTTTCTTTGTGATGAAAGGAGCATGAGCATGAGGACAGAAAAGAAGAAAATTGCAGATCTGAAGCCAGCCGCATATAATCCGCGAGTACAGTTGGAAAAGGGAGATCCCGACTATGAGAAACTGAAAAAAAGCATTCAGAGGTTTGGGCATGTCCAGCCGATCGTATGGAACCAAAGGACCGGGAATGTGGTGGGTGGACACCAATCACTTAAGGTGCTTTCAGATCTCGGAGAAACAGAAGCAGATTGTGTTGTAGTCGATCTTTCTCCAGCAGAAGAAAAATCCCTGAATATCGCATTGAATAAAATCAGCGGGAGATGGGACATGGAGAAATTGACCACATTGATGGAAGAGCTCGTTGATGAGGGCCTGGAGATATATACAGGTTACGAAGAACGGGAAATCGAACAGATGATGGATGACATGATGTGTGAAATCTGCGAGGAACAGGAACTTGATACATATTCTTTTGAGGAAGCTGCGTTTGAGCATAAATGCCCAAGGTGCGGCTTCCTTTTTTAGTGCCATGTATAGGCCGTGGAGCCTGCGGGAATTGAATAGTATCCCGTGGAATGGAAAGACGGTCTTTTCTGCGTTCTCTTGTGGTGGCGGGTCTACTATGGGATATGAGCTGGCAGGATATCAAGTGATAGGGAACTTGGAGATAGATCAAAAACTTTCCCAAATGTATATAAAAAATCATCATCCCCAATATCCATACACTATGGACATTCGGGAATTTCTGCAGATCAAAAACCAATTCCTTCCGTATGAACTTTTCCGGCTGGATATTTTGGATGGATCTCCGCCGTGCAGCGTGTTTTCCTTATCCGGGAAAAGAGAACGGGATTGGGGGAAAAGCAGGCAGTTCCGGGAGGGTCAGGCGAAACAAAGACTGGATGATCTATTTATCCAGTTTGTACGTCTTATTGGGAAATTGAAGCCTAAAGTTTTTATCGCAGAAAATGTGAAAGGGCTTATTGAGGGGAATGCGCGCGGATATGTCTCTGAAATCTTGAAAAAGATAGACTCCATCGGGTATCATACACAGATCTTTTGCCTAAATTCTGCAAAGATGGGCGTTCCACAGAGAAGGGAACGTGTGTTCTTTATCGGGCACAAGAAGGAGCTCCGATACCCGCCGTTAAAATTGGCGTTCCATGAGAGACCAATTCTATTTGGCGAAATCCGGTCAGAAGGGGGGAAACCTGTTTCTGCATTTACATTAAATCAGCTAAAAAGAAAGAGGCTTTCGGATAGGAATATCGGGGATATCAACGAGAGAGAGCGAGGGAAAAATTCCCGTTTTAACTCAGCAATCGTATGGGACAATATTGTCGCTCCAACGATTACATCCGGCGGAGAATACTACAAAGCATATAATGACAGAGCCTTTCTCGACATTGATTACATAAATTGTCAGACATTTCCAGTGGACTATGATTTTGACGGGCAGAGCGTACAATATGTGTGCGGGATGTCTGTGCCGCCGATCATGATGAAGCGAGTGTCAGAAGAAGTCGCTGCGCAATGGCTGGATGTAAAATAACGATTCAAACTCAAATATGGAGGTGGTGATGATGTAGTGGAGGTTAGAGACCTGGCATATGCGGACTGGAAAAATGGCATGAAATACCGAGAAATCGCAGAAAAGTATGATGTCAGTCTGTCAGCTGTAAAGTCGTGGGCAACACGGTATTGGAAAGTGAAAAAGTTGCAACCAACCCACAAAAAAAGTTGCAACCAGGAAGAAAAAAGTTGCAACCAAAAACAGACCCGCGGAGCCCCCAGGGGGAATCGTAACGCAAAAGGGAACCGAGGAGGGGGAGCCCCCAAAGGGAACCTGAATAATTTTAGGCATGGGGCTTTTGCGAAGGTATACTTTGAGCAGATGACAGACGAGGAACTAGAACTCCTGGATATGATCGAAGAGGACGAGGAAACACAGCTCAAAAATCAACTTATCATGCTGACGATCCGAGAGCGGCGTCATCTGGATAGGATCAAAGAGCTGCAGGATGGGGCGAAAAAGGGACAGACCTTGAGCAGGATTACGTCCCAGAAGAGCAAAGAATACTATGGAGCGATCCAGAACCAAGACAAGGCAAAAGGGAAGAAAGGAAATATCTATGAAAGCACGACAACGGAAACAGAATCCGTATCCAACTATATTGTCACCTTAGAGGCAGAACTGACGAAGATCCAGCGGGCAAAGACACAGGCGGCGAAGGCGCTGGCTGACTACCATCTGAATCGGGAACGGTTAAAGATGGAGCGGGAAAAGAACAGTGACGAGATAGAGGATATGTCAGAGGTTGAAGGTGAAATCTATGGGTAAGAAGTATGTAAAGAAGAAGACCCTGGCATATCAGTTCTCGGACAAGCACAGAGACTATATCCGCAGGTGTGAAGCCTGTGCAATCAATGTTGCGGAAGGCGCCGTCCGAGCTGGAAAGACAACCGATAATGTGTTTGCTTTTGCCCATGCGATCAAAAATCATCCCGACAAAATCCATTTGGCTACAGGGTCAACGGCGGCGAACGCCATGCTAAATATCGGGGACTGTGACGGATTTGGATTGGAACATATTTTCCGAGGCCAGAGCCATTGGGGTAAGTACAAGGGGAATACCTGTTTATATATCCGTGGCCCTTCTACTGGCTTTACACAGAAGATCGTGATATTTGCCGGCGGTGGACTAGCGAACAGCTATAAGAAAATCCGTGGTAATAGTTATGGTATGTGGATCGCGACGGAGATCAACCTTCACCATGACAATACGATAAAAGAGGCCAATAACAGACTTCTCGCCTCCAAGCGCCTGAAAATATTCTGGGACCTGAACCCAGACCATCCCAAAGCGCCGATCTACACAGATTATATCGATAAATATGCTGACCAGGAAAAGGCCGGTGTGGATATCGGCGGCTACAACTATATGCATTGTACGATTCACGACAATGTTACGATATCTGAAGAGAGCAAGCAGCAGACGATAAACAGATATGACAAAGGCAGCATCTGGTATCTTCGAGATATCCTGGGACAGCGGTGCATAGCGGAGGGACTGATCTACCGAGCCTTTGCGGACCGCAGGCAGACCGGAAGAAACCGGGTAGAACAAATCACAGTCGAAAAAGTCCAAGAACTTGCGCGCGGCGGGAAGCTGCAGAAGATCAATATCGGGATTGACTTTGGAGGAAATGGGTCGGCTCATGCGTTTGTTGCGACGGCAACGACCAGAGGGTATAAACAATTGATCGCATTATCTTCTGTACGATATGAGGACAGCTCCATGACATCAAATAAGTTAGGAGAGTTGTTCGTGGAGTTCTTTAGAAAGATATTAAATACTTATGGTTTTGTGACAAATATCTATGCGGATTCCGCAGAGACGGTCCTCATCAACAGCCTGCAGGAATCTCTGAAGGAAGCTGGCCTTGGCGGGTATAAGATCAAGAATGCCGCAAAAAGGAGGGTCAATGACCGGATCTATACAGTGTCTATTTTGATGGGGTCATACAGACTTCTCTACACAGAGGACTGCGAAACATTGGTTGAGGCGCTATGCACTACTATCTGGGACCCAAAGAAACTGACAGAAAATGAACGGCTGGACGATGGGACCTGTGATATTGATAGTCAGGACGCTTTTGAATATACATTCGAGCGTGATTGGAAGAAATTTATAAGAGCGGCATAGGAGGTGAACGTGATGTGAAGATCATAGACTGGATCAGAAAGGTGTGGAAAAAAATGTTGAGAAAAGAAGCAAAAGCGGCGGGTATGCCTGTGACGATTTCGCTTGATATGGAAAACGCGATTGAGCTATGGGATCAAATGTTCTGCAATTCTCCGCCGTGGAAGAATGGGAGCGTTAAAACTTTGAACATTCCGGCCGCAATTGCAAGAGAAATTGCAAAGACCGCAACGTCCGAGATGGATGTCCAGATCACAGGCAGCCAGCGGGCAAAGGATATGAGCACAGAAATGGAAGAAAAAGTATTCTGCAAGATTCGGGATATCATCGAATTTATGGTGGCGAAAGGCGGCGTGGTCTTAAAACCATACGTGAACGGGGATGACATCGAGATCGATATCGTCCAGGCGAAACACTTTTACCCAGTGAAATTTGATTCGAACGGGAATATCACCGCAGCCTTCTTTGATGACATAGAATTTGACGGGAATATTCGGTATGTGCGCTTCGAATATCATGAACTGGATAGCGGAAAGTATAAGATCACAAACAAAGCCTACAAAAAAGAGGTCCAGAAAACCAAAGCGGATGGGAAGGATATGGATGTTGGGGAAGAGTGTCCGCTGTCCGAGGTAGACAGATGGGCAGAAATCGAACCAGAAGTTACATTGGAAGACGTGGAGCACGTCTTTTTTTGTTACGGGAAAATGCCGGGAGCCAACCATATCGATGCGGGGTCGCCCTTGGGGACCTCGATTTACGCCCTGGCAGTGGACGCGATCAAAGAAGCGGATTTCCAGTGGACGAGAATTTTAAGGGAATATGAGGAAAAGGAAGTCGTGATCCAAGCGTCCAGTGCGGTGTTTGAAACGGATAGGAATGGAGATCCGATTGTACCACACGGAAAAGAACGGCGCTATGAGGTGTTTGATACAGACATCGATGAGGCGGGTTCCATATCGGATCTGATGAAAGACTGGTCTCCAGAAATCCGGGACAGCAGTTTCTTTAATGGCCTCAACAAGATCCTCCAGAAGATAGAATTTCTGTGTGGGCTGGCGTATGGGACTATTTCTGATCCTTTGGAGTTCGAGAAAACGGCAACGGAGATCAAATCGTCCAAGCAGAGGATGTTTGTGACAGTCCAGGACATCCAAAAGGCTGCAGGAGAGATGATAACGGATCTGGTCCTTGTGATCGGGGAGTTGATGGACGCCTACGAACTTTCTGAGGACGGGGAATGCATTATGTCCATAGACTGGGGAGATAGTATCCTTACGGACAGGGACACAGAATATCAGCGCCGCTGGGCCTGGGTGCAGTCTAACCGGATGAAGCCAGAGAAATTTTTTGCCTGGTATTTCCACTGTACGGAAGAGGAAGCGTTGGAAATGCTCCCGGAAGCGTTTGACCCGTACCAAGAAGAAGAATAGGGGTGATCAGAAATGCCATCACCGGAGTATCTGAAGGACAGCACCAGGGAGATCGAGGCCCTTTCCTATGACTATAGCGAGGAAACAATCTCTATCATAGCGGCGGCACTGGCCGGCCTCAAAAAAGACATGTCAGAAGAAGAGGTCCGGGAATTTGTGACAAGCGTCTCCGGGCAAGTGAATGAAGATGTCCTGGAGAAACGGAGCTCTTATTCCGGCATGTCAGAAGCGGCGATCAGGAAGGCTGTCCAGGAGGCTGGCGAAAAGACAATCCGGGAGAATTCAGAAATTTCAGAAGCCGCAGGGCTTGGAAAGATTACGCAGAATGCCGCGATGGAAGCCGCTGTTAATCAGATGGAGAGGGAGGCGGTCCGGGAAGCGATAAACCTGACCGGGACGACTGCTATTTCCTCACAGGAGGCGTTCATTTCCGCGGCAAATCAAGCCTACCAGAATATCAGGTCGGGGAATATGTCTTATGGAAGCGCTGTCGCTTCCGCGATCAAAGAGGCGGCAAAACGAGGGACGCTTGTCTACTACCCGTCCGGCCACCGTGATAAGATCGAAGTCGCAATGCGGCGGACGGTGTTGTCCGCAGTGAACAAAGGCTCTGGAGAAATGACCCTGTTGTCCTGCCAAGCCGCTGGCTGTGAGTATGTAGAGACTACGGCCCATAGTGGAGCGCGGCCTAGCCATGCCGTGTGGCAGGGAAGGGTGTTTAAACTGAATGGCTCTGCCCCGGGGTATGACAATTTCTATGAGGCGACAGGATATGGCACCGGAGCAGGGCTGTGCGGATGGAATTGCCGACATTCGTTTTATATGTTTTTTCCTGGGATTTCCGCGCCAGCATATTCGCGATCTATGCTACGTGACTACGAGGAAAGAAAGTTTGAATGGAATGGGACAAAGTATACGGATTATGAATGCGCTCAGATCCAACGAGGATATGAACGGAAGATCCGTGAAAGCAGGAGAACGCTGATCGGATATGAATCGGCCAGGAAGAACGCGGCAGACGAAAGTTTGAAGGAGAAACTGGCAAGTGATTTCCAGAATGAATCCGTCCGGCTTAAAAGGCTTGAAAAAGAAATGCGGGAGTTTTGTAAGGAGACCGGAAGATATGTTGATTCTTCTAGGCTGTTTACAATTTCCGGGGACACTGGGAACGCGGACTGGTTTACAAGATCCATCTCACAGAAAGCTGTACATGCAAATAAAGCGGTTACAAATCCGCTGAGAAATGGTATAATCAAAACAGATAAGCAGTTTGGCAAAAAGATTGGGAAACATGCCGCAGACTTTGGGCTGGACCCGTCAAAAGAAGCTGACCGGAAGAAAATGAACCGCATTATCGATGATATCGTTGGCCATGCGGATGAGATCCGGGTTGGGACATGGCGTGGGCAGACCGGTGAATGCAGGTTTTACATCAAGGGGACAGACGTGGTAGTGGCCAATGGCGATATCTTTGTTACGATTTTGAAGGGAGGTCTTGAGAACAGTGGTAGGGTTAAGAACGCAAGAAAGCTCTGAATTTGAGCGGTTTATGGAGATTGTGCAGGAATGCGCGGACGAGCAGGAAGCTGTGTTCTTCCTGGACTGTGGAGAAGGCAGGGAAATCATCCGGGATGATCTGGAAGGCGAAGATCTGAGTGGTTGGCTGATCCCAAAAGACCGATCAGAAGACTTTGAGGAAGAGTTCCTTGCGGGAGAAGATGTGGCTGAAAGCTGGAATGATTTTATTCGCTTTGCCAGGTGGGAATTGGATAACGAGGAAATAAGTGTGATATTTGAAGAGTATTAAGGAGCGGTTCTGTATGATGAATGGAACCGCTTTTCGTTTTTAGGGGCAGCCGGAAGGCTGCTTTTTATTTTTCGGAGGATGGAGGTCATATCAGTGGAGACGGTAGATATTCTTGGAGTAGAGTATGATTTTGTAAGGAATGCAGATCCGGTAGAATATCCTATCATGGATATCCGCGATGCTATGGGATATGCAGAAGTTAATGGGAAAAGGATCATTATTGGAGAACTCATACCAGAAGTAGGCGGCGCAGAAGATATCTCAGAAGCTGTCGATGAAACCATGCGGCATGAGATCATTCATGGCTTTGTCTATGAAAGTGGATTGTATTTTCCATCGGTTGAAGAAGAAGAGCGGATCGTTACGTGGATTGCGCGAATGTTCCCGCGACTTCTGCGATCATTTAGGCAAATTGGCTGTAGCGGTGACGAAAGGAAGAAACAAAATGTGCAAAAAGAATGAGACAGGATTGGGACAGCACATTGTTGTGTTTGACGAGAAAACGGATGAAGTTATTTTTGCGGTTGACTGCAAAAATATCGATAAAGCGATCATGAAAAAGGGATATGGGTACGCATTTTATGATGGCGTGGAGCCTGTATTCTGTGAGGCGGGCCGATCTGTGAGAGTGAAGCATAATGCTTGTGTCGCAAAAGTCCATATAGGAAGTGAGGATAGATGATAAATGTGACAATAGGACCGACAGGCGTGCGGATGAAGGGCCATGCAGGCTATGCGCCAGCAGGAAAGGACATCGTGTGCTCTGCGGTATCAACACTTGCCTGCACATTGGCAACATCACTGATGAATCTTTCAGAGGATAAGATAACGTATAGCTTTGATCCGGGAGACATACGGATTGATTTTGAGAATCTATCGGAGAGAGGGAAACTCTTGGTAGATTCTTTTTTTCTTGGTATCTGCGGAGTGGCAGAAGCCTATGGAGACTATGTGACGATCGACAAAGGAGAAGGGAAGGTGATCCTGTAATCTCCCGCGGGATGCCGGGTTATGCATTCTGGCCCAATCCTTGTGAGGGCGATATAAAACAACAAGAGGACCATTAATTTCCATGGAGGTATATCAAAATGAAGAAAAGAGAAAAAGACGAACTGTTAGGAAGGATTCCGCTGGAGCTCCAGCTTCTTGCTGAGGGCGATGAAGGCGAAGAGGACGATGATAACGGTGAGGAAGACGTCGATGATGACGAGGAAGGTCAGGAAGACGATGAAGGAAAAGATTCTGGGAAATCCGGCAAGGGCGATGATTCTGAGGAATCCAATGAGGACGATGGGAAGGAGACCTATACCAAAGCAGAACTGGATAAGATCGTAAGGAGCAGAGTTCGAAAAGAGCGGCGGAAAATGCGGGAAGAGCAGAAGAGACAGGAACGTAGAGAAAAAACCGGAAGTGGGAAAAAGACGGAAGATGGAGATAAGGACGACCAGGAGGATTCAGATCTGGCAGAAGAGCGGCGCCTGCGGCTTGCAGCCGAGAAAAAGGTGAATCTTCTGACCAAGCGCGATCAGGCGATTGACAAAGGAGTTGACCGGAAATTCGCAAAGTTTGTCGTGGCGGAAGTCATGGACAGCGTGGATGATGAGGAAGACTTTGAGGACGCGCTGGAAGAATACTTGGAGAAGAATCCGCAGTTTTTGAAAGCTGAAGGAGATGATGGTGTGAAGTCCTCCCAGAAACCAAAGAAGAAACCTAAGTTTAGTGCCAAACTGAACGATGGGAAGAAGAAATCGGCGGCGGAGTATAAACCGCCCAAAATTATTTAAACAAAGTAGGAGGTAGAAGAAGATTATGAATACTATGACAACGAAACACTTTGTTTTCCGGCTGCAGTTGCTGGCGATTGCCAGCCTGTCTGTCTTGGTGGACGGAGAAGAAGGAAAAGATTTCCTGGCGGAAAAGTATGAGGGACTGATCGAGAACGTGCAGGCGAAGATGATCTCTAACATCTTCAAGAACACAGAGCTTTCCGGGGATCCAGAGGCCGGCACATTGAAGGCGAAGCGATTTACGAACGCAAAGTCTCAGGCGTATGGAACCGCCAGGACATCTGGTAGGGGTCAGTACCTGAAGGATAAAGGTGTGGCTATTGATATTGATGTGGACCGTGAGATCGTGGAAGAGATCGAGGAAAAAGACGTCCGGCTGCTTGGCGTAGAGGGCTTGGTATCTAAGAGGTCTGCAAACCATGAACAGTCCATGGTCCGCGAACTGGATGGCGCGTTCTTCGAGTGTGCGGCAAAGGAGGGAACCTCCGTAGACGTGTCTGGGCTTACGGAAACCAAGGATAAGCTGGACAAGCTGATTCTGACCCTGCATAAGACCAAAAACGATTATGTGGACGGCGTGGACAAGGAGAATATCCATGTTACGCTTTCCCCGGACGCTTATGAGGATATGCGGGATTATATCGACACCAAGTCCAATGCGAACGTAGACACATCCGTGGAAGAATTTGGAAAGTATCACGGTGTCCATGTATATTCCAACATTCACCAGCCAGAAGGCGTGGAGATGATCGCTATGTGCATGGGTTCTATCGCGCAGCCAGTCATGCCATCTCCGTATGAGCCTTCCCGGATTCCGCTGTCTAAGGCGATTGCGATCGAACTGTATTACAGCTATGGGACGAAGGCGGTCATGCCGGATTTGATCTACTATGTGGGGACTTATACGGACCCGGAGGAAGAGGAAACAGATGATGAAGAAGAGGATGGCGGAGGAACCGGATTACAGACACAGTCGTTATCGGCTCCTGTAGCAAACGAAGCTGACTTGTCCGGCATGACAGTGGCACAGTTGAAGGAGTTTGCGACAGAGAATGGATATAATGTAACAGCCACTACGAAAGCGGAGATTGTGTCTGAAATCCAGGATCAGATTCAGGCCGAGAACATCTAAAAATGCGGGGGATAGCCCCCGCATATGGAAGAGGTGAAGCGCATGTATGCTGACTATGCCTATTACACGGGCGAATTCCACGGGATAAAGATCAAAGACGAGGAAACTTTTGACAAATATGAAAATCGGGCGGAAATCCTGCTGGACAAGCTGACGCTGAACCGTTGCAAAGACATGGCAGACCCGGGAAGTCGAGTCAAGAATGCTGTATGCGAGGCGGCAGAAATCTATTGCGAAAAGCTAGAGAAGGATAAGACCGGAATCGCATCTGAGAATACGGATGGCTATTCTGTCTCCTATAGCGCGGAAGAAGTATCTGGGACAATCGCGGACAGATCGGCGGCCCGTGTGATTCGTTTTTACCTGGAAGGGACCGGGTTACTGCTGAGAAGGAGGGGATGGCGTGATCACGAATGCGGAAATTACCATATTTAACGCATGGGCGGACCGGCAGGAAAGAAAGATCATATACCTTCCGCACTTTATCGAAGAAGTATGGTTTTACAAGGATATCAAGGTATCCGCCTCGGAAGGAGGATTCGTCCGGGGCGATCTGTTCAAAATAAGAATCCCGGATTCCTGCCTGTATGGCTGGCTGCCGCCAGAAAGATATGCCACTTTGGATGATCCTGAAACCGCAGAAGCGTGGACAGTGCAAGACAGGGACTTCTTTGTCATCGGTCGATGGACGGGCGGGAAAGTTGAAGACATGAAAGAGGTCAAGAAAACCTATTTCGGGGTGATGGGAATCGTAAACAGCCATACTGAGAATTTCTATGGCGCGAATCCACATATACGGATTGGGGGCGGTGTCTAATGGCGACCATGGTAAAAATCGAGATGGATCCGATCGACAAGATCCTGCTGAAGCGGAAGTTGAATGACAATGGTCAGGGCCAGCGGTTTTTCACCCACGAGGTGCGGAGGATGGCAGACCCGTATGTCCCACTCCTGAATGGTCCCTTGAAGAATACCGCCAGAGAGGAAGTAAACAGGATTGTCTATATCCAGCCTTACGCCCAGAAACAGTATCATACCAATCCCGGGAACGGATTACGCGGCCCGTATTGGGATAAACGTATGTGGGCTGACCGAGGTCCTGAGATTGTGAAAGCCACGGCTAATTTTTGTGGAGGGAAAGCGAAATGAGCATATCAGGGAAAGTAAGAGAATTTATGAACGGCTGCCCGTTCTTGGAAGAGTTTAAGGAAGCCACCTTCCCGGTGGTAAACCTGAACCTTCTGGGGGAGGATGAGACAGCGTATAGCATCGAGGACACGCCGGCGGAACCCATTGTAAAGAGGTACACCAACGGGGACACTCTGAGACAGTATGTGTTCTCATTCTGTTCCCGTACGTTGTACAGTCCATCCGCAAATCTTGATACTGCGGAATTTTATGATAAATTCTCGGACTGGCTGGATGAATGTACAAGAAAAGGGGAACTTCCGGAACTTGGAGGGAACCTGCAGGCGAAGGCTCTCCGGGCTACGACCGGAGGCTATATGTACGACAGTAAAGGGAAGAGCTGTCAGTACCGGATACAATGTCAATTTACATATTACAAACGGAGGTAAAAAAGTATGAAGTTTAATTTACAACTGTTAGCGGTAGAAACAGGCGTGGAGCAGAGATACCAGCAGGCAGACTACATTGACGTCACGGGAGCCAGCGAAGAGCCCCAGTACGAACTCATGGGAAACGGCGTGACCCAACTGGATAATTCCCCGTCTGCGCAGACCACATCTAAGCGATATGTCAATCAGAAATCTGCGACCCAGCGGATCGGATCCTATGAGTGGACAGCACCGCTGGAATTTGACCTGATACGGGCAGAAGCGGCACTCGAATACATTGCCCAGATTGGGGAGAATGAACTGACCGGATCTGAGGCAGAGACCAATTATGTACGGGTCTATCTGAATAAGGCCGTTGCGGAAAAGGAGAATACTTTTGAGGCGAAACGCAGGCGGGTAGCAGTTGAGGTTGCGGACTTTGCGGATAATGACGGAGAGATCCAGGGAAGCGGAAACCTGATCGCTGTTTCCGACTGGGTGGATGGCGAGTTTAACACCCAGTCCAAAACATTTACGGAGGCTGGCGCTGCCGCGGCGAGCACAATGTCCGTACAAGCAAATACTCCAGCGGCGAATACCGCTGGTACGGCCAATGCCGCTAAGACATCTGCCACGACAAAATAGTAATGATCCGCCTAAGCGGAAAAGGAGGAATCTCTATGAATATCAATGGTGTGGAACTGGATTTCGCGTTTTACGCGGCAAGGAACGTGGATATGCGGGAACGGTATCTGAACGAGCTGAAGGATATCACAGAGCATATTGAAGAGGAAATGGCGGCGATCCCGGATAAAACCGAGCAGATTAAGCATAACTGCGCCCGTATTCGCCGGCTTTTCGATGTTACTTTTGGAGAGGGGACCGGGGCAAAGGTCTGCGGGACGGACGATGACGAACTGGTATGCATGGAGGCATATGAAACATTGATCCGTGAGCAGATCGCACAGTCTGACCGGTATAATTCCGCAAACGAATCCATGTTGCAGATAGGAAACCGTGCGGCCAGGAGAGCACAGGAGAAAAGCCGCAAGAAAGGGCGGAGATGACTGCACTGACAATGGCCTTCCCGGAAAGCCTGGAGGTTTCCGGGAAGCAGTACAAGATTGATAGTAGTTATCGTACAGTCCTTGAGTGTAATGGCATATTGAACGAAGATCCAGACCTTTCAGAGAAGAACCTCATACGTATGCTGACGATATTCTACCGAGAAGGCCCGACAGATGTTTGGACAGAAGAATTTGTCGATCAGATGTTCTGGTTCTTTGCCTGTGGACGGGAACAGGAAAAGAAGCGGTTCCCAAAGAAGATTGCAGGTGTAAACGGGAAGAAACCGTTCGATTTTACGAAGGACGCAGATCTAATCTATGCCGCGTTTATGCAGGAGTACGGGATCGATCTGAATGAACAGGACATGCATTGGTGGAAATTCATGATCCTTCTGGAAAATATTTCCGCTGACACCAGGCTGGCAAAGGTGATCGAGTACCGGACGATTGATGTGAACAACAAAAACCTGACGAAAGAAGAAGCGAAATTTTATAAAGCCATGCAGAGCTACTACGGTCTTGAAAGTCAGAAAAAGGTAAGCGAGAAAGTGCGTATGATCGAGGAAGCCCTGCTGAATGGCGGAGACGTAAGCAAGATATTGGAGGGTGATTGGAATTGAAAAAATAAAATGTGTAAAATGCGGGCACACCCTTCTTTTCGCGGATGTTGTGAAAGGCGAGATCAAGTGCCCGCGGTGCAAGAAGATAAATAAGATCATATATCCTGCAAAGGGAAGAGTTCAGAGGCGCACCGTCGAGTAGCGTCCAAGCCTACTTTGCATTTGACAAGGTAGGTGAATTGGAATGTCTGACGGGAAAGTCATCATCGAAACAGATCTCGATAATTCTGGCATAAAGAAAGGGCTTGCCACAATGGGAGGTTTGGCAAGCAAAGGAGCGGCTGTTGCCACAAAGGCAGTTGTTGCGACAGGGGTGGCGCTTGGCGGTGTTGCTACGGCTGCGATCAAAGTTGGGAGCGACTTTGAGGCGCAGATGTCCAGGGTAAAAGCGATCTCAGGAGCCACAGGGACAGAATTTGAAGCGCTCAGGCAACAAGCCATACAGCTTGGCGCGGACACAGCATTTTCAGCTTCCTCCGCGGCAGAAGGTATGGAAAACCTGGCGGCCGCCGGCTTTGAGACAGCGGAGATTATGGATGCCATGCCGGGAATGCTGGCACTAGCGGCGGCATCGGGAGAAGACCTGGCCTCCAGTTCTGACATAGCCGCATCAACACTCCGGGGGTTTGGCCTGGCCGCTTCTGACGCAGGGCATGTGGCAGATGTCTTGGCCGAGAACGCAAACCGGACCAACTCTTCTGTAGCTGAAACTGGAGAGGCTATGAAGTTTGTTGCGCCGTTGGCTCGTGCGGCAGGGATATCCATGGAGGAAACGGCCGCGGCTATCGGGATCATGGCCAATGCCGGAATCCAGGGATCTCAGGCAGGTACAACACTGCGAGGGGCATTGTCCCGGCTGTCAAAGCCGACAAAGGCCATGCAGGAAGCGATGGACGAGCTTGGCGTCAGCTTCTACGATTCTGACGGCAAGATGAAATCCCTGTCCGATCAGGTTGGTATGCTCAAGACGGCCATGGCCGGTATGACAGACGAGCAGAAGAATAACTACCTGGTTACGCTGTACGGCCAGGAATCCTTGTCTGGTATGCTTGCACTCATAAATGAAGGCGAAGGCGCCCTTTCAGATCTGACAGAATCCTACCAGAATTGTGATGAGGCGGCGCAGGCGGCGGCGGATACCATGCAGGATAATCTTGCCGGCGCAGTCGAGCAGTTAAAAGGCTCTGCTGAAACGTTGGGGATCGCATTCTACGATAGTGTATCAACACCGCTGAAGGAAGCGGCCCAGGCGGCGACTGAAAGCGTGAACCAGATCACAACAGCGTTTAACAATGGAGGGATAGAGGCAGCAGTCGCTGAGGCAGGGAACCAATTTGCAAGTCTGGCTACAGAAGCGGCTTCCCATGCGCCTGAAATGGCGGAAGCGGCAGTCGGATTTATCCAATCCTTTGTTGGCGGGATTGTGGATAATAGAGGGCGGTTGATCGCGGCCGCAGGAGAGGCGGCTCTAGCGATAGCCGATGGATTTTCGGAATTACTGCCATCTGAATTGAGAAAACCAGTAGAAGAAGCAATCGATGGGATTGCGGATTCGTTGAGCTCTGGTGGACTGAAACGTGGCGCAAAGTCAGCGATATCCGCATTTGAGAGTGTGATAGATGTTGCGGGAGATCTGGCGGGGGCAGCGCTTCCTGCTCTGGTAGAGGTGGTAGATTTTGCCGGTGATCATATCGAACTGCTGGCGGCTACTGCTGGTACCGCATTTACAGCTTTCAAGGGGTACAAAGCGATCAGTACAGCCTCATCGATCGTGAGCAAGGGAGCGAAAGCCTGGCAGACAGCGAGTAAAGCAGTCGATGCGTACAATGTGATTCAGATAGCGTGCTCTGCCCAGGGAGTGATATCAAATGCTACCTTAACAGCTGGTCAAGCGGCAGTAGGATTACTAACTGGAAGGGTTACGCTGGCTACCGCGGCGCAAACAGCATGGAATGCTGTCATGAACGCTAATCCGATCGCTATCGTGATCACGGCTGTCGCGGCGCTGGCGGCCGGTATAGCAATTTACACGGCTACTCAGGATGATTCTGCCGCGGCTATGGAACGGGCGAATGAAAAGCTGCGAGAACAGGCGGAAGCCATCCGGGACACCCAGGCGGCACGCCAGGAAGAAGTGGACGGGATCAACCAGAGTTATGCGCAGTACCAGGCATTGTGGACGGAACTGCAGGGAATCGTAGACCAAAATGGAAAGATCAAAAAGGGATATGAGGACCGTGCGGCATTCATCACTTCGACACTTGCGGAGGCGACTGGCCAGGAGATCACGATCACGGATGGCGTGATCGATAAGTACGGAGAGCTGTGCGGAAGTATAGAAGAGGTGATCGAGAAGAAACGTCAGGAAGCGATTTTGGCCGCCTATGAGGATTCTTATACAGAGGCGATCAAGAATCGGGTGGAGGCGCAGAATACCCTGGCGGAAAAGTCTTCACAGCTTGAGGACGCCCAGAGAAAACTCGTGGAAGCGGAAAAGGCGGCAGAGGATGCCGGGTTGAATGCGGCTACAGCCGGAGGGAAATACGGAGCCGCGATATCTAATGCAGAAGCGGAGGTCAGAAGCGCGGAACAAGCTCTCAGAGACGCAAAGACAGCGACCGATGAATATTCCACGACAGCGGCCAATTATGAGGCGGCAATGGGCGCTATCGAATCTGGTAGTGATAATGCTGGACTGGCAATCTTGCGCTTGGAATCCAACATGAAAACTGCTACCAGCTCAACGGAAGCGGAACTCCAAAAACAAGTGGACACTATGACGGAACAGTATGAAGTCATGAAGTCAAAAGCGGCACAAGGGATTGACGGCGTGACCCAAGAGACCGTGGCCGGATATGAAGCCATGATGCTTATGGCTCAGTATGAACTTGCGGCAAAAAGCGATGTCCCGGCGGAAGAGCTTGAAGCAATGTTGCAGAAAGCCAAGGACGCATTGGCAAGGAGTGACTTGGCAGGTGCGGCCATGGGTGCTACCGCTGATGTTGGAGATGCGGCTGCGGAAGGCATTGAAGGAGGAAAAGCAGAAGTCGAACAGGCTACCCAGGAGACCATCACGGAAGGTGTGAAGGACGGGGCGGAATCCGTAGATACATCTTCCGTTAGCGGATCCGCGTCAAGCGTGGGAGAAACAGTTGCGGAAGGGATCAAAGATGGCGAGGGTGCGGTCAGTGAGGCTACCCAAGAAACGATTACGTCTGGCGTCCAGAGTGGCGCGGAGGCCGCAGATACGGCTGGTGGAATACAGGGCTCAGCAAAAAGTATCATTGCGAGTGTGGCCGATTCCATAAAATCAGGGGCCTCTGAGGTGGGTGAAGCCACAAAGGGAACGATTGAGGAAGGGGCGTCTGCTGGGGCGGAATCCGCAGATACTTCATCCATGGCGAATGCCGGGAATAATATGGTCCAGGCTCTAACAAATGCTATCGTCATGCTTCAGCAGACGGTTTACGCAACGGCCCAGGCGCTTGGATTGAATGTGAATATGGGGCTTGGATCTGCCAATCTAAGCGGAAACGCCTCCATGGTCGGAACGGGTGCGGCAAGTGCGCTTTCTTCCGCTCTCTATGCTGGGTCTTGGAACGCAAATTATAATGCCAATATGCTCGGATATAGCGCCAATATGGGTATCCAGAGCGCTAACATGCCATACTCATTCCAGACAGCAGGAACCGGCGCTGTTGGAGGATTGACCGGCGGGCTGATGACCGGAACTGGACTGGCAGGCGCACGAGCATACAGCCTGGGCGTGAGCGCTAATGGAGGTCTTCAAAGCGCCAATATGTCTGGCACATTTGGAAGTATAGCTTCTGGGGCCGGAGCGGCAGTTAGAAACAATCTGAACAGTTCCGCTTCAGGTGTGAGTGGCGCGGCAGCAAGTATTGGATCAGCGGCAAACTCTGGTATTTCAAAGGCCGGGATTAACCGATCCTTCCAGTCTACAGGATCAGAGGCTGGCACTGGGCTGGCAACATCCATCAGGGCCCAGAACGCCGCAGTAGTATCATCGTCAAGGCTACTTGGGACCGGTGCCTTGCAAGGGCTCAAGTCTGCTAATATCAAGGTTGGAGCTCAACAAGAGGGAGTTCAGTTCGGGCAAGGTTTTGCGACCGGAATCCGGACAGGAGGCGCCACGGCCAGGAGTGCGGCCGTAAGTATTGGAGTGTCTGTTAAGAGCGCTCTTTCAGGTCTGTCCTCAGAAGGTCGGGCTTTAGGCTTGAATTTTGCGTCTGGATTTGCCCGTGGCATATCCGCCGGTAAGTCTCAGGCAATCGCGGCTGCCTCCAGTATGGCATCGGAGGCTCTGAGTGCGGCAAAACGAAAGCTGGATGTAAACTCTCCATCTAAAGAAACAGAATGGATCGGAGAAATGTTTGATCTCGGCGCGGAACAAGGTGTTGAGAAAAATGCAAATAAGCCAGTAGTAGCAGTAGAAAAGATGGCGGACAAAATGTTGTCTGCTATGGACATGAGCGTTATGGCGGAACGGATGAGGGCCGCCATGGAAGTTAATACTGGCCGGATTGCAAAAGGAATATCATCAACAGTGGCAGAATCCAAATCTGGAAGAAGCCAGACATCTGCGTCTGTAAAATTGAGCGATGAAGATCTGAAAAAGATTGGGCAGGAATTTGGACGTGTTGCGGCGGAAATCTTATTGAATGGATTGGACGGAATGTCCATCGGCGAGATCAATAAACGTGAACTTTTTAGGATTATAAGGGAGGGCGAATAATGAAGGATATCAAGTATATAAGCAGTACAGGAATAGTCCTTGATCTTTTGAAGCCCCCATATATGCTGCAGACGGGTGACTTGTTTAATTACAAATGGGATTACACTTCAACAAATTCTAAAATCAAAGGATTTTCAAAGGACGTTTCGGAAAAATCCCTAACGATGAGTATTTTGAATTATAGCAAAAGCTCTTATTACGCAGCTATCGACAAGTTTTTTGAGACAGTAGAACTGGATGTGTTATTGGAATCCCCTGGAAGGCTATACATCGGAGAACAATTTCTTCGATGTTATGTCATAGCGTCCGATAAGACGGAATGGGAAAATGACATAGAACTCCTGGATAACGACATCACGCTCTTGACAGATCATCCTTATTGGATTACAGAGCACCCAAACTATTTCAAATCGAGCGAGATCCTGTCCACCAATAACAAACGGTATCCAGGCAGGTATGCTTACCGGTACGCCAATGGCCTGACCAATTCCAGTATTACCAATGAGCATTACGCCGAGTGTAACTTCCGTATGATCATCTACGGGCCATGCACCAATCCGGCCATCTACGTTGGAGGATATGGATATCTGTTTAAGATTGTGTTGGAGGAAGGGGAGTACCTGGAGGTGGACAGCGCCCAACAGACCGTGACAAAGTATATGACCTCCGGGATCAAGGTCAATGCTTTTAATAATCGAAACTTTGCGGATTCCGTTTTCCGGCCGATCCAGACCGGCAGGCAGGAAGTGAGCTGGAATGGAAGATTCGACTTTGATCTGATTTTACTGGAAGAAAGGAGTGAGCCAAAATGGTCGTAAGCGCGGAGGCGATCTATGACGGAGGGACCTATGAGCTTGCCAGGGACAACCAGACGGGCTTATACACCGCAAAGATCGAGGCGATCAGGAGACTGCCCCGGACGGACGAGCCGTATAGTTACTATCCGGTTATGCTGCGAATCACGGATGATGCGGGGAATGTGACGATCAGGACCGTGTCTGACGCAGTGATTGGGCCGGATTTGCTCCTGACGGTACGGGAGCAAGATATCTTTCCGCTCAAGTTTATCGTGGCGAATGAAATGGGAGAAGAAGTCGGGTACCTGAAGGAAGCCAACGGAATTGATCTGGATTTGGGAGACACCAACGATGTGGAGATCGAGATGGACACCGAGATCTGGACGGAAGACCTCCTGAACTGGAGGTACCGGCTGTATATCCCCGGGACAGAGTATGGCTGTCTGATCGAGGATCGGAAGACGTCCACGTCCAGCGGCACCATCACCTGGCTGGGATATACCTGGCGGGGGCTGCTGACCCAGAAGATCATCGAGCCGCCCTCCGGCCAGTCCCACTTGACCGTGTCCGGGGACGCCAATGAGATCATCGGGCAGGTGATCGGAGATCGGTTTGGGGCCCTCTTTGTGGCGGACAGCTCCGCTAGTGGAATACAGGTAAGCAATTACCAGTTTGACCGGTACTGTACCTTGCTGACCGGCCTGGAGAAAATGCTGTCGGCCTACGGCGCCAGGCTGAGGATCTATTATCAGCAGGGAGACCCTGGCGGGATGAACGGGGCGGTGCATTTATGCGCGGTCCCGATTACAGACTGGTCGGAAGATCTGGAGTACAGCCAGGACGGGGAGATCCATTTTACCACTCGGGACTACCGCCGTGGGATTAATCATCTGATCTGCGCCGGCACCGGGGAAGAAGAGAGCAGGACCGTCCTCCACCTGTATGTGCAGGAGGATGGAAGTATTGGAGATACTCAGTATTATTTTGGGCTGGATGAGCGGACCGCGCTGTACTCTTATACCTCCCAGTCTGATGTGGACCAGCTGCGGGAGGATGGGATGGAACGCCTCCAGGAACAGATGAACTATACACAGATGGAAGCAACGATCGACAACGTGGATGTGGACGTGGGAGACATCGTCGGCGGCCGGGACAGGATCACTGGAATGCACCTGACCCAGCCTGTGGTCGGTAAGATCCTGCGGATCAAAAACGGAAGTGCGACGATTGAATACAAATTGAAAGGAGAGGGATGATATGGCTTTTAAGGCGATTACGTTAAATACTCCCGCGGCAGACCCGGCGCATATCCTGGCGGAAGACGACGCGGCGATCTATGAGAGCCTGTTTGGGAGTGACAAGGTGCTCAACATCGGCGGAAAGCTGGCCGCAACGACGATCAGCAACAACCAGGTGCGGATCACGGACGGCGTAGTGGTCGTTGGTGGACATGTAGGGCGGATCTACAAGGGAGACTATGAGGATATGACAATTGAAAATGGGGTCTCTGGGCAGAATCGAAATGATCTGATTGTAGCCCGATACCTGGTCGGGAGTGACGGTGGAGCGGACACCTATGGGCTTGCTGTGATTAAGGGAACCGCTGGGACTACCGCAGAAGATCCGGTGTATGTACAGGGTGATCTGTACAATGGTGATCAGCAGAGGGACGCCCCACTATACCGGGTCAGACTTGAGGGGCTGAGCATAGTGGCGGTGGAACCGATGTTTGAGGTGGGCCAGACGATCGGGGAGCTGGAAGAAGCGGTTGAAGCATTAAATAGCAATAAGGTAAGTGGCTGGGGCGCTCTTGAAAATGTATCCAACCCGTATGCACCAGATGTAGATGGATACATCAGGGTCTACTTTTCGCCTAGCGGAAATACTGATGCAACTGTATATGTGACACAAAATGGGAACGGATATTTCTATGGATCGTCTTCAGGCGGCAGTAATTTTTTACAGTATTTCCCAGTAAAAGCTGGTAACACATATCAGGGGCAAGCTTCGCAACCAGGTACTATTCAGCTCGCCTTCATGCCGCTTCAAAAGGAATAGTTATTCCGCCGCTCAGTAGGTGAAGGGCATATAGAAGTATGTTTGTGACGTGGTTCCCGCGCTGGATATCAGAAGGGTTCCGTCCATGGATACCGCAACAATTCCAAAGGAAGCGTCTCTGACATTGATTATCCTAGGTGGAGCTGGCAGGCCAGTAGCTATTGTCCTACCTTGAACCGGGATACCGATGACTTGCGGGTAGACCTTTACTTCACGTCCCCGTCGCTGGGCCCAAGTGGCATTTGTGGAAAATTGTGATGTGTTAAGGCTCAGAGGAATATTCTCTGGTTCAACTTTCATTTTGCTATTTAACGCTACATAAAAATATGATTTTGTGCCGGCCGACCGGAAGAAAGGAGATGATAAGAGTGGCAATAAGTACCGCAGAATGGAGCCTGAATGGGCAGACTTATCTGTTGGAAAAAGACCCAGCCACCGGAAAGTATAAAAAGACCCTTACGGCGCCTGCAAAGAGTAGTTACAGTCAACCAAACCACGTGTATGCGATAATCTTGGAGGTCACGGACCAGGCTGGGAACGTTACCACGATCGACCAGGATGACACTGAGTTTGGATCGGTCATGAAGCTGGACGTAAACGAGACAGTCGCCCCGGTCATCACCCCGACTTTGCCGGGGGAAGGAGCCTATCTAACGGACCACAGCGTCCAGATCCAGTTTGACGTGACAGACAATGATTCTGGGGTGGTGCCTGACAGTATCTCCCTGCAGATCGACAGCCAGGCAGTGATCACCACCGGACTGACTAAGACGGGGATCACGGGCGGCTACCGCTGTACCTATACGACCAGCAATATCGCGGACGGAGCACATACCCTAAGGATCAACGCCATGGATAACGATGGCAATGTGGCGGCCCAGAAGACGGTCAATTTTGTCGTAGATACAACCAACCCAGAGCTTAATCTATCCACCCCCGCAGCGGATCTGATCACTAATCAGCAGAGCGTGACCGTGGCCGGAGTGACCAGTGACGCCACCAGCGGACCGTGTGCCGTGACGATCAAGCTCAATGGCACGGATCAGGGGGCGGTGAGTGTCGGAGGAGATGGATCATTTGCAAAAACAGTGTCTCCCTTTGTAAAAGGGGTCAACACGGTTGTGGTCCGCTCCACGGACAAGGCCGGAAAGTATACGGAGATATCCAGGACCGTTGCATACGATCCAGACGCGCCGCAGGTACTGTCTGTCGAGATCAGCCCCAATCCGGTAGACGCGGGAGAGGAATTTACGATCACGGTCGAGGCTATCGATGAATAGGAGGGGAGGCAGATGATCTATGTAGATGATATCACGGTTACACCTAATCCGGTAGACGCTGGCGGAACAATCACAATCGAAGTGACCGTCCACGAAGAATATGAGAACGCGAAAAAATACGCAAACAGGTACCCGTACCGTTACGGGGAGAAAGGAGAAGACCAATGAAACAGTTAGTATTGAATGATGGCAGGAGTATGGAGGTGCAGAGCGTCAGTGCTGCGGGCGGCGTCCTGCATGTCAGGATGATACTTACCACATCGGAGCAGCTCAAGGCCTACTTTATGGACACTTTTGCCACATCCGTTATGACGCTCTATGAAAATGGAAAGCCGGTAGATGATCCATATGAAAATTACACAATCCTAAAGTATATAAAAGAGGAGACCGGCGGGATCTGGGAGGTTGAACTGCGGCAGACGGAGGCAGACACCAACACACAGCTGGCGGAACTGAAGGAAGAAGTGCAGGCAGCCCAGCAGGCCACAACCCAGACCAATACAGACCTGCAGATGGCGATTGCGGAGCTGACCATGGTGATTGCCACCCTGGCGGTACCGGCCGCGGAAACGCCGCAGGACACGGAAGGGGGTGAGATGGATGTTTAACGAGTCAAGTGTGATCGTTAAGACCTGGGTGAGCCTGGTAATGGCTGGGACCTATACTCAGGAGCAGGTGCCAAAGCTTGGAAACCTGCAGGAAGTAGTTGGAAAAGTATTAGCTGAAATGAAAGGAGAATGATTATCATGACGTTTACAAAGGATAGTATTTTAGTAAAAACCTGGGTGAGCCTGGTAGTATCAGGCGTATTTACGGTGGATCAGGTGCCGGCGCTCTTTAATCTCCGCAAGGTAGTGCGGGAGATTGTAAGCAGCCTGGTCGGAGAGTGATATGGAGCCGGCACAGATCACCCTCGCGATATCCGTCCTGGGATTCCTGGCCTCTGTCTACTACAGCAACCGCAACGCCAAAAAGGCGGATATGAGCGAGGCGGTCCAGAGAGCTGAGGATAATGCGAGAATCGCAACTAAGCTGGACAACATTGCGGCAGACGTACGTGATACGTCCAAAAACGTAGACCGGCTCCGAGAGGACCTGGCGGAGCACGGAAGCCGGATCTCCGCAGTGGAGCAGTCGGCCAAGTCGGCCCATCACCGTATCGATGAGTTGATAAAGTTGCATAACCGGTACTGCGGGGTGGACAATCCTTATCGAGAGGAATGGAGGCATGGACATGCAGGACAAGGGAAGGATTAAGAAAGCCCTGGACAAAAGCCCGATCAACTACTTTTCGGATCTGCTCATCGTGGCGATGGTGATCGCTTGGATTGCCGTGCTGACTATCATGGTCGGCATGGCGATCTACTCCACGATCACCCTGTGTGACAACATGCTCTGGTCGGATGTGGCTAATCTGGTGGCGGTGCCCCTGTCCTGCGGCGGGGCGATCTGGATGATTAAAAACAGTGTGCAGCACGCCATCGCCTACAGCCGAGGGCAGCAGGCACACATGGATTTCCCGGCCGTGAATGCAGATGGGGAAAGCGATGGGGCGGAACAGTTGATGGACATCCCAGAAAATGGGGAAGAAAATCAAAATAAGGAAACGGAGGATGTAGGATAATGAATGAGATTATTTTTCAGGCGGTCAACCTAGTGGTCATGATCGCCACCCTTGTAGTAGTGAGGTACATAGTGCCATGGATCAAGGACAAGATTGGGGCAGAAGCCCTTAACACGGTGGCCGAGTGGGCGAAAAAGGCTGTGCTCTATGCGGAGCAGGTCATGACGGCGGCGACTGGAGAGGAAAAGAAAGCCGCAGTCACAGAACTACTGAAGGAGATTGTTGAGGCGAATAAGATATCTATTACAGACCAGCAGATTGATATCCTGATCGAATCTGCCGTCAAACAGATGAACATGGAAGAATCTACGATCACGATCGAGCAGACTGTAGAGCCTGCGGAAAGCGAGGGATAGATATGGCGGTCAAAGTCGGATCAGCAAAGATCAACGAAAAAGGAACTACTACCGGTGGGGCGGCAGGAGATCAGACGGGAGGAGAAGTCGCGACACAGAATTGGTACCTACACAGCAAGGGGTGGGTCGTTATCCGGCCAAAGTCTGCTACGGTGGCAGAAAAGATTGCGAAATGCATGGAGGCGGCCTGCACAAACAACAAGATTGGTTACTGCCAGACCCATAGAGGGACACTCACCATGGAGGCGAAGAAATATGGGTATGATGTGAGTAAGGTCACAAAGGCGGTAGAAGTAGACTGTTCTGAACTCGTCAGGGTATGCTGTCTGTATGCCGGTATCTCTGTGACATCGTTTTCGACGGCGACAGAGCTTAGCACCCTGAAAGCTACCGGGAAATTCGAGATTTTAACGGATTCAAAATACTGCACATCCAGCGCCTATCTCAAGCGAGGGGATATCCTGGTCACAAAAACAAAGGGGCATACTGTTGTAGTGCTGGGAAACGGATCCGGCGCGTCTTCTTCCGGGACGAGCTCCGGGAGCACCGCTGGAAGCTTCAGCGCAAAAGTGGAGGCGGCCAGGAGTTACAATAAGTCCCTGACTGGAACCTATGTTGTCAATACCCAGTCCAGTAACCTTATGCTGCGGGCCGGGGCTGGAACATCAAAGGCAATCCTGGCCAAAATGCCAAAAGGGGTAAAAGTACAGTGCTACGGCTACTATACCGTGGTTGGCGGCGCCAAGTGGCTGTACGTGATGTACGACGGAGTAACGGGATTTGCTTCAGCGGAGTACCTCAAAAAGCAGTAATAATATCCCCGGAGTTGAGACTCCGGGGTGTTTTTAATTTTCTGGGAGGATGTATATTTTCCTCTTGCGATTCCGCCCAGCAATCTTTCCTTGTCGCTTGATGAGCCTCTGTACCTTGTTGAATTGCTGGACCGTTATGATCGAGGGATGAATCCCCTTATACAACTCCCCGAGAAATAGGTTCCATCCTGCGTATATAGGGCGGGTCAGTATCTTTTCGATATGCCAGGCAGTCAAGTATCCTCCGCGTTTTCCGTGTATTCCGAGCTGATCACAGATGTGTTCAAGTTCGATAAGGCTCTTCCTCGCTTCATATGAATCGTATAGATAGCGGACTATTTTGGCTTCCGCGGCATTGATTTTGAGTGAATCCTTGCCGTCCAGATCGTAACCAAGAATATAACTGCACGTCCGCTTGCCCTGCTTGGCGCGCTCTGTCATGGCGAGAATGACGTTTTCGGCGATGACCTCTCGCTCAAATTGTGCCACTGTGCCGAGCATAGATCGTATCATCCTTCCAGCCGGTGTCGTGCTATCGAAAGCCTCAGAATAGCTGATCAGGGACACCCCCTTTTTGTCGAGCAGGTCACACGTGGCTGTAAGATTGGCAAGGTTGCGAGAAAATCGAGTGAGTTTCCAGACCAAGATCCCGTCAAACTTTCCGTCCATTGCATCGTCAATCAGGGCCCTCATCCCCGGCCGGTGACAGATATCCTTAGCGCTTATGCCTTCATCCCGATAGATATCATAGATCATATAATTTTTTGCCTTACAGTAATCTGTGAGTAATCGTTCTTGTGCGGCAAGAGAGTACCCTTCCATGGCCTGTTCGGTTGTGCTTACTCGTATGTAGAGGGCTAATATTTTCAGATACTTCATATGTGTCACCTGCTTTCTTCTGTCCTCTGCATTTTCCGGGCTTGGAACCGGCTTCGGCTGCATTACAGCGCCGGAACATGTCCGGCTTAAAGGTAGTCGTAGATTCTTTCGAGTGTCCGAGTAGTTTTCCCGGTAAGCTGATTTATAGGGTAATCGGGTTTGATTTTTAAAATATCCTCGATGAGGGATTCTTTGTAACTTTTCATCCGCTCCTTTTCATTCGCAATTTTTTCGGCTTCTTCTGCATGTCGTTTCTCCATGTGTGCAAAATAGATTTCCTTTTCCTGGGGCGTCATATCGTTGGTGATTGTGCATGTGATATTCATATTCCCTATCCTTTCTCCCGGTCATTACCCGGACCGGGGCGGGGTGAATCTAACAGAGTGTAGATAGCTCAAACACTTCTTTTACGGTTACTGTTTTAGGTGCGGCAAGTCTAAGTGCGTTCTGCGCAAACACCTTCTTATTTTTGATCTGTCCTAGATGTGGATACGCTTCAACGTATTTTCTTCTGATTTCCTGGTATCTGTTTTCTTTCATTTTTTGTACCCTCCGTTCTTTTGATGACTATATAATACACCTAAAATAATGTATTCTCAATAGACAAATACACCGAAAATAAAGCAATAAAACATAGGGCTAATTGTGCATTATTTATAATGTAAATGACCTTGAAAATGATTTATTAATAATGTATAATAGTAAATAATAGAATGGAGGTGTCGGAATGTTTGTTTATAAATTTGATGTGCTGGAAGCCCTGAAAGAAAGCGGATATAATACGACAAAATTACGAAAAGATAAGCTGTTAGGTGAAAATGCGATTCAATCTTTACGCCGTGGGGAAATGGTCGGGATTATTGCGCTCGAAAAGATTTGCAGACTATTAGATATGCAACCGGGGAACATCATAAAATATGTAGAAGATGACAAAGAAAAACATTAAAAACAATGTAAAAACCCATTGACAATACACTGGAAATAATGTAAAATTATAATTGTCCAAAGGGAACAGAGGACAATACGAAACGGGGAGCGGCAAGGTGAACCGGGACGGGAAAGGAGAAACAATGGAAAACGTGAAAGAATTTGTAGCGTATTGCAGAAAGCTTTTAAGGACACTCAATAAACTTGAGAAGGCTCTTGATGATGGCGAAATAGATAAGGCAAAAGAGTTAGTGCAGGAGCTTAAAGAGGACACCCAGAAAGATATTGAGGCATAATAAAAGAGCCTAACAGCTCAGGACATTGAAGGGAGGGCGGGCTTGCCACCGCTCCCCACATGGAAATAATATCACAAAAATCACGATAAATCAAACAGGGGATGAGGTCCTCTGTTTTTTGAATTAAATAGCAATATCAGAACGGTAGTTGCCCCGGTTACCATCCCGGTTAAATCAGCGGGGCAGGCCGGATATATAGTGGTCCCGTTTGATCGGCCAGAAGGCTGGGAAGGCGCCAGTGTCATATCCTACGAATATTACACATCCCATATCGCAAACTCTAATGGAATGCAGATATCGCTGGTAAGCTATTCAGGGGATAGTATTTGGATTAACTATTATTCTCCAAATGGAACAACTGTTGCGATTGCTGGAAGTGTACGAGTAACGCTTAAGCGTTAATTATAAAAGCCGGTAATTTCGAAATACACTGTTAGATAATTGACAGTACCCGGATCCCTGTTTGCGGAAATATATGCATTAATGTTATTGGCATCTATGCTCCGAGGAGAAAACCCATAAATACCGTTACTTTCGACTGCCCCAGTAAATACATAAGGTTTTTCCCTGTCAATGGATAATTCTTCCGGGACAGGAACTGAATGCGGAAAATAGTAAAGATTGGTTGAGCCTGAGTAACTAAAACTGAGATTGGACACATCCATTCGCCCCACAAGGTCAAATGTACCATCATTATATTTTTTCAGCGTATATGGGTGCGTCTGGAGGCCGAGTGTTCCTTCCGTAAGCGCATAACTTTTGCTATTTATCTCTGGTTTCAATGAAAAAATAATACTATGCACTTAAATATTTTTCGTGGTGATACTTAACAGATTGCTGCTTAACAGTGCAATATCTTCTGGTAGTATCCAGTTTTTCATGCCCTAAAAGTGTTGCTACTTCTTCGATGGGCATACCACGGTTGGAAGCATTTGTCGCGCCTGTACGGCGGAATCTGTGGGGATGTGCTTTTGTTACACCGGCCCGGCGCCCAGCCTCCCGGATGGCCGATTCAATCCCTGACTTTGTTAATCTTGTATGTGGATTGCGAAGCGAAACAAAGAGAGCCGGATTATCATCTGTCCTGGAGCGTAAATACATTTGTAGATACACAAACGCTCTGGAATTGATGTAAACAATTCGCTCTTTAGCGCCTTTTCCGTAAACTATCAGATCTTTTTCTTGGAAACGAATATCCGCGATATTTATTGCCGCTAATTCAGAAACACGGACACAGGTAGAATAACAGAACTCCATCATGGCCTTGTCCCGGATATGTTTGGCGCTCATCAAGAGAAGCTCCCTTTCTTCATCCGAGAAAGGTTTTTTAATCTTTTTTTCTACCTTAAATGGTGGAATATTTCGCATAGGGTTAGCGCGAATACTGCCCCTAGTGTGTAGCCATGTAAAAAAGGATGAGTAGATTAGGCGTTTGTTTTCCAACGACTGGTTACTGATTTTTCTTATGATTTTGCATTGAAGAAGATAATTGGAAATGTCCGCATCGTCTATGTCTTCTACGTTTTTGGACAAATAGGACAGCAGGTGTTCCAGTTCAAATTTATACTGCTTAATGGTTTCATGTGACTTTCCTTCAAATTCTTTTGTGTCCAAAAAGCGTTTAAGTGATGAGATCCAGTTAGGATTATATATAGCGGGCATTTTTTTGCGCTCTGAAATATCGTAATTCTGCAGGACCATATATATGGATGATTTGAGAACCATAATCTGATTATTATTGAGATGAGGGGTCATTAAGTTTATGACTTCCATTGTGAGTTGTTCTTTCATAATATCCGAACTCCTTTCTTCCCAGGGATGTAATTTTGTTATAACAAAGGATTCCTGTTAATTCTGGAAAACGGAAGAATATAACGAAATTCGTTATATTCTAACAATAAACAGCAAGCTGTGTGACTTTCTGTTACTTTCTAAGGGAAGGAGCATGGACGTATGATTAGAATTTTACTTTCAACGCGTCTGGGCGAACGCCGTTGGACGCAGGCGGATCTGGCACGGAAAACAGGCATACGACCATCAACGATCAATGAGTTGTACCACGAAATTGCAGAGAGAGTGAGCTTAGAGCAGATTGACTTAATTTGCGAGGCATTGGACTGTGATTTGGACGAATTGATCGTAAGAGTTCCGAGCAGGGATAAAAAAGTACATACCAGATCCGAGCGTTTTGTGGCTCAGAAAAGGAGCATCCGATGAGGGTGCTCCTTTTGATGTTAATGATTTTTAATTATTACAAAGAAAAAACAAAAAAAGATGTTTTGATGTTAAGCTGATGTTATAAGAAAAAATATTAAAAAGAATTTAGATTCTTTTTCTGTTGTATTTTGCGGGAAAATAGAGACATAGAGAATCCTATGGTTAGCCAAAAAATTTGTTAACAATTGTAAACAAGGACGTAGCCTTTTTGCATTTTA